TCGTCGGAATAAGACCTATTTGAGAATATTTCCAGCCATTGTAAAAAACAGCATACTTACCCGCATTTGTAGGGTCTAAGGCGTCGACTTTCGCTTTGTCTACATTTACCCCTAAATATGGATATAAGAATTTTAATTTAGCCAACCAAGTACTTCCTGATTTAAAGAAGTCATCCCAAGCTACCCATATTTGATTACCTGTTTTTACGTTCAAGTTATCATCCCAAAATAAAGTAGCATCATTTGTAATGCCCAACTCTGTCATATAAGCGGTTGTCTGTGATTCAGGAGCGAAAACTAATAGGGAAAAAGTTTGTATTGCAGTTAAGGAACTTTCCCCTCCATCATCATATACATTGGAAAACTGAACATCAAATGACGCCCCTGCTGCAACCACATCTCCTATACAATACGCGGTTTGAGTATCTAATTGAGGGGTTGAGTTATGTTTAACTCCACCTATATAAATATTTATTCCTGTTTTGGTTGCCATATCTTTAAGTTATATTATAATCAAATCCGTTTGATGTTACATTTGTAACGTTTGCACTTGTTATCGCTGCATAGGTTGTGGCTATTGTTTTCCATCGTATTGTTTCATCTCCTGTTTTTACAAATCCATTAGTGTTCAGATATGCGAGACAATCCGATTTTGTGAAATTAGCGGGCAATGAACCTTCTGGAATTTCTATGGTGCGAATGTTAGAATTATTTATTTCGCCAGTTCCTGTAGCAATTATAACATTCCCATTAACATCAGGTAAATTATCATTTACACTCTTTACCACCTCTGCATCATTGGCTGGGGTGATACCTAAAGCATCTATAACGGCTTGGGCTGTTATAGCGTTCAAAGGAAAATAAAGCCCTTCAAAATCATCCCACAGATACCCTATGTTAAATTCTTCATCAACATAAAGCGTATCTTCAAATCCAGTAAGCGGGAATGAAATAAAATCAGGTTGGCGCTCTATGGTGTCGGGTTTGGTTTCAAGACTTAAAACCCTATCTTCCAACAAATCAAAAGTCGATTGATCTACCCCGGTAACTTCCGCTAAAACCTTGTATTCAAAACCGGACTCATCTTGTTTTACAACAACAATTTTTCCTTTTTGCCCTAAATAAGTACTTGGAGTGTCGGTCAATCCTAAATAAGTGGAAACGCCTTCTCCAGGAAAAACAGTTTTCTCTTTTGTAATCGTGAAAGGCCGCTTTTCTCCCGGCTTAAAAACTAAGAATGATTCCGTTCCGTCTAATGTGTCGAGGGCTGTTAATTGGCTCCCTTCGGGGGAATTCGCGATAATCTGGAGCAGAAGGGCGTAAACTTCGTTCATAACGTAAATATAATTAAATTATTCTTATTTAGATTCATTCCAAATAATAAAGTTAAGTAATTAGCATTCAACTATTTCTTATCTTTAATACATGACTGAATTCATATTCTTTTTTCTAATCTTCATTCTACTGGCGGTGTTCTGGACCAAGCCTAAGGAACTCCCTATGGACAAACCCTTGAAAGAACCTTTAGATATTTCTAAAAATTCAGATTGGTACCTCAAAGAATATCCTGAAATTCTTAAACCCGAACCTCCGGAACCTCAAAACCCGACAATAATTGTGAACGTAACCAACAATCATTTGCATATTCATATTACACCTGAAGAAACCCAACCCCGCTAACATCCGTTCCAACTTTCAGGAATTGAACATTAATTTGGGTAAAGTCTGCTTCAATACTTTCCATTGTTTGCCCTATCAAAGCTAATTCACACCTCACAAAATACCAGTTCCCAACCGGATCTGTCTTGGCTGCTGAATTACAGATAAAAACCGCCCCGTCAATGTCGATATGACTTGCGTGGTTTAGTCCGTCAATTAGCCCGTGGGCCATTTCCATTGCCGTCGGCCTAAAATCAAGTTCGTAAATCGCTTTCGATTTGGAATTTATCAGTTTAATCGAGGTGTCCGTATCATGTGTTTCCCGTTCATTTTGACCGACGAACGTAAAATATTTGTCGTATTTTATCCGTCTAAACGGTCTAATTCCGGTACTGTAAATTATTTGATCATTCAGGTCTTCATTCCACCATTTCACCTTTAAATAAGTGCCGTTCAAAGATTCTTGAATCCTTAAAACCTCGCTCCAATATTCATTTTTACCGTTATCAATTGTGATAATGTAGGTTCCTGGCGCGCGGTTACATAACACGTCAAATTCAAACACTTCGTAAGGGTGCTCGCTGTGAATTGAGGCGATAGGGGTGTTGATTACTTCTACCGGGTCTAAATTCGTAACTGCATAAGCAATATCATTTTCGTATAATATATTGCTGATTTGCGCAACCCCGATATTTTCAATACTAAGAAAAACCCCGGCTTTGTACCAAATAGGCAAAAGTCCGTTCAAGATGTGTCCCTCTGCTTTTGGCGTAATTCCGTCGCTTTCGTAGATATTACCAGATGTGAAATGAACCGCCAATTTGCCATTTTTTGCAGTGAGGTTTCCCGCGTAAATATTCAACCGATTTATATTGTTGGACTTTTGAATGACCGTAATTTCTTCTTCGGTACCACACCCAAAAATCTTTACCGTGTGATTTTTGAAACTGGATTTAAACTGATCTGGTGCAATATCGGTTTGCAAATGATCGTGAAAAACTTTTATTTGCGCATTTGCCGGGATTTCCTCCGCAATATGTCCTAAGAAATTCTTTTGGGACCTGTCTACAAAATGATGTGAGTTGTGTTTTGGAATTTCGAATCTCTCTGGCACGGTCAAACCTTGTACCTGATCTTCCGTAACAATAAATGCTTTGGTTTTCTCGCATCCAAATTCATCTTCCACGTAAGCGGTAAAACTTCCTGCCAACAAACCGCCCCATGAGCTACTGCTTTTATAATTTATTCCGTTCAAGGAATAGGTTTTGGCGAATCCTGAAGTTGACTGAATATTCGCTATTGCGCCAAAGGGACTTCCCGTAATATCTACACTCAATATTGAAAGAACCGCAGGCGGGTTAAATAAAATCGATTTTAAAACCGTCCCTGTAAATTCGGTATTATACAGTTTTACAATTCCGGTTAATTGTTCCGCAACCCTTAACCTGTCGAGGTTGTAGCTAAAAGCCCCGCTGATATCTGTAGGTATATCTACTACAAGATTTCCTACAGGAATTTCAATAACAATCCTTCCGCTTTTTACGTTTGTCCCTACGTTTAAAAGGAATTTTCCGCAGGGATTCGTTGGGCTTTGGCTTAATGTTGCTGTAAGGGTTGCGGCGGCCTCCTGATCTGTGGTGGTCAGTTCGCTTGTGATAAAATCGGTATTGTTTAGGAACCCGTCAAAAAACGCACTATCAATATTGGATATCTGTACAATCCAGTTAGTCCCTCCATTCGCGATAGGCGCCCCGGCTGCGTCAAGCGTGGTTGTGTATATATAAAGCGTGCTTTGTGAGTAGTAATTATCATCTATCTCGTACGCATCCTTAAAATTGATTGCAGCGCCAATAGGGGTTTTAGACCCCGTGGAAGGATCGTAAATACTTACCTGCCTAAGCCCTGTTCTTTGAGGTTTAAAAGTGTAGGTACTCCCTGTTTTGATGGTAATTTGCTGCTCCGCAGTCGCGTATGTTATGAACCTTAATTTTAGACTAGATGCCATAAGCTTTCAGTAATTTATAAGTGAATTTATCTTTTGATTTTACGCTGAAAATATAGGCGTGTTCCGTCCTATTTTGCTCATTTGTGAACTCCCAAAGCCCGTAATAATTATTGATCATTCGCCCGTTAATAAGGGTGCTTCCAAGTAATTTATCTAATATGTCCTGAGAAAAAGGCGCTTCTGCGTCTATCCATTCGGGCTTGAATAACGGATTTGTAACTTTGGAAATTAGGATATTTTCGCGCTCCTGCAAGGCATCTTCGCCCGCCTTTTTAGTCTTTAATTCGCTGTTTCCTTTGGAGTTTGAGAATTGAATTTCTTCGTCCTGAAGCATAATTATAGAATTGCTCCACCAATACTCATGACGTTTTTTATTCCGGGCCGGGCTTAGATTTAAATTAAATGCGGTTTCAGGCGAATAAATCCCGGTTGGTACGGTTTCAAAATCATCGGTATAGGTTCGCGGCTCAAAATAACTACCTTGATTTGACCTCGAAATAAATTTCACATCAAAGAGGAAATTATCTTTATCTTCATTGGTATCTTCGTCTGGGAAATCTTTATACGGCTTTCTTCGTGTTCCCTCCGCTCCGTAGCTATCGGTTCTGGAAGGCCCTAATGCTTCATAAATATTATCTGTCCCTGTGAGTGGTGTTCTGTAGTCTGTTTGGGTGTTATATTCATCCAATCCTAAAGGCTGTTCATAGTCGCCTCCTTTTACATATCCAAATTTTAAGGACTGATAGCAGTATTCCGCTGCGGTGCTTCGGCCTTTGATCTGGATTTTTCCCAAATTTCCCATTACGGTCCTTTGGAAGAAAAACCTAAGGCTTTCAAGTACGATTCTTTGACTGTTTCCAACCGTGGAAATTCCGTAACCAACTGGCAAAATTGCGTGAATGGACTTATAGAAGTCTTCGAAATTCATTTCCATTGGCCAGGGTAATAAATTCCCGTTTTCGTCTTTTTTCTTCAAGTTCCGCAGCCAACCGCCCGGTGCAAATACCAAATTATGATCTTCATTTTTTAAATATTCCGGATCTTTTCCGTCCAACAAATGACTTTCAAAACAATTCTTTCCGGTGTATATTTCTGAAAGTCTTTTCCCTACATTATAGGCGGTTAAACAAGGCGAATTTGTGCGTTTGAAAAATGAATCTTCCGACCACGTGAGCGTTCCGTTGAATTTATTAGCATCGAAGCTTATATCGCCATTACCACTTATTCCTCCTCCGTACTCACCCGTTACATAAAGCCCAATTGCAAAACTGTCCCCAGCTTTGATGTCCCATCCGTTTTCATGGATCAAGACTAAAGACCCCCCGCCTGAATTAGAGCCAGGTATCGCGCTTCCCAACTCTTGTATTACATGTCTTTTTTTAAGGTTTAAGGTTGTGCCATTTTCGTACTGATCTAAAACCACCCTAATATTTACGTTCGAGGCATCCTCTATATGAATATCCGACACTTCACTCCATTCATAAGAAAAATTTAAAACAACTTTTCCGATATCCCTTCCCGTGTTTTCAAAAAAACAGTTTAGGAGTGATTTTTTCCATCTTTCCTCAATGCCATAGCTTTCGTAAGGACTGGATATATTAAGTGGATCTGAATTAGCTACGACTTCGTACGGAAAAGGGGCGAACGATTCCCTTGAATCCCCTGAACTCCAAATACCCGATTGAAATCGGAAAGTTTCATTTTCAGAAGCCAATTTGCTCAACAAATAAATATCCCGTCCTTTGTTCGATAAAGTATCGGTCAAAAGTGCTGGAATAGGTCTACCGTTAATGTCGATAATCCTGTCCAACTCGAATTTTTCCCGCATTTGAGACGTTAATATTTCTCTTAACCCGCCCTCGACAAAATCCAATGACAATTTGTTTTCTTTGATGTTCCGGCTGTAAAAGTCTAGTGAGCCGATCGCATCCAAACGCCAGTCATCTGTAGTTGGGTGTTTTTCCTTCCTGATCAACTGGCATTTTGCGTGAACACCTTTTAAGGCATAGAGGTTTTCGAGGTAAGATTTTGCCTTTCCTACAAATTCAAGGTTGTTTATTTGGGTAAGAAAGATCCCATTGGTAGCCTCGCTCCTTTTTATGTCCAGTTCTTTTTGACGGAACCCGATAGGATCATATTCAAGGATCATAGTTCCTAGAATTGAGATCAGCGTTATTTCTACCCGGTTGCTAAACATTGGCTCTCTTATTTAATTTCATTTCTTTTGCGAATTCACGCGCCAAAATTCCATAATCAGGAACCGGCATAGGAGCTTGTTTTTTATTATTCCCTTCCTTGATTGCTTTCAAAATCTCTTTATCCAGGTTATTTCCTGACTCGCGTTGGTTCAGGGCTTTGGCCTGACTGCTCAATGATGCCATAATAGAGGCGCGGTTAAGCGCGTCCATATCTACAGAATCTAAGTAACTGCCAAAATCTGGCAATACTTTATCTCCTTCTGATAGGTGGGTAAGGGTAGGCTTGCTTGAGGTGATACTTTTTAGTTTTCCGTATTTATCGGTAATAAATTCATTGACCCCTCCGTCCCCGGTTATTGCCAGTTCCTCTTTCCCGCCTTTTCTACCGTCCTTATATTTTGGAATAGGCGTAGCTATCGCTGTAGCTAACTGCAAGGCTCCAAGAGTTCCGTAAAGAATCGCTAAAGGCAAACCTCCTTCTGCGAGTCCTCTTACAACTGCTGCGGCAGAATTCAAGGCTATGTCAAAAATTGCTGTCGCTTTATTTATTTTAGCCTGCTTATTTTGCTCAATTTTTTTCTTTTTATCTAACTCTTCAACCTTTCTCCTTCTTTCTTCCTCAGCTTCTTTGCGTTGTTGTTCCGTAAGACCTTCCCTAGCTAGGATTTCATCATACATTTTATTATTGGCGTCAATCTCTTCCTGATATTTTTGTATTTTACGTTCTGAAATTGCAGAAGCCAACGCGCCAACCTGATAAATTACATCGGAAGAGTATTCAAGCCATTCGGCAAGCTTCTCTTTTTTAAAGGTATTTTCATCTTCCGACCCTTTCATTTTAAGTTTAGAAAACTTCAAGAACTCATTGTAATCCCATTCGTAAGAAGAAACAAATTCTTTCATCAACCCGTCATGATCTTCACCAATTAGATTTGAAAGATTTTTCATCCCTTTTGTAATCCCCTCTGTGTTTAGGAAATTATCAATCTCTAATTTTTCGTCAGGTGTTAAATCAAGTTGCTCTAAGCCGTCAAATGTTCCTGAGACTATTTTTATATTAGTATCTACAAGTTCTATTTGCCTTGATAGGTTTTGGTATTCTTTAGAAGTGACGGCTAAATCTTTTTGTTGTTCCTGAAGGTTTTTTCTGAGCATTTCATAAAATCCAACAGACCCTTCAATTGCTTGGTTTTTTTTATCAATCCAAGCTATCTCTTCTTTTTCTCTTTTTCCCGCTCCTTTTGCCCCTCCTTTTCCTTCAGGGTCGCTATTCTCAGCATCTTCCAACGGAAGTTGCATAAAATTCCAGAATTTAGCATCTTTTTTAAGAGGCGCAAGGCTCCCGTTTTTTTCGACAAAAGCGTCTAATTCCGCTTGTATTTTTTTTCGGTTTATCTTTACTGCTTTATAAGCCCTGTCCCATTCCCTGGTAAACGAATCGCCAATATCTTTATTTGTAAAAGCTATATATTTGTAAGCCTTATCCAATTCCCCATTAGATAAATACCCAAAAAGCTCCCTTACGGATTGATCTGTTTTCTTAATCGCTGCTATGCTAGATGAAAAAGAAACCCTAACAAGTTTTATCCCTTCTGCCCACGCTTCGAATATTGATATTGAAAAAAGATCCACAATAAAACCTCCCACTACACCTAATTTTTCAAAAGTTTTTACCAATAAAGAGGATTCGCCTGTAAGATTTTTAATGTCTTCTTTTGTTGACCTAATGAAATTTCCGGCTAAATCAAATTCATTTCCTAATTCATTTAAATCATTTGAGGTAGATGTGATTTTTGAAGCGAGTAGTTCAAAAGTCCCTATTAACACTTTAGAGATTAATCCGTTTCCGTCTTCCATATTCCTGAGCATTAAGTTCCAGCTATTTGAGAGACGGCCTTGTGCTGCGTTTAAAGTTTCAACTTTTTTAACTTTGTTAAGCGAAAAGGTTCTTTCTAATTCCTCAGCAAATCCCGGAAGCACTTCATCAGAAATAACATTCCCTAATTCAAGTTGTTTGTTTAACTCCGCTGTGGTCAACCCCATAGATTTCGCTAGGATCTGGAACGCGCCCGGTAATCTTTCCCCTAATTGCCCCCGTATTTCTTCGGCTTGAACTTTTCCTTTTGATAGGATTTGTTCCATTGCCCTCATAGCTCCATTAACCTCTTCAGTGGAAAGACCCAAAATAGCACCGGCTTTTGCTGTTTGCCTGAATATGTTTTGAGTTTCCTCTAAAGTTAAATTTGTAGTTTTCGCAGACGCGTAAAACTTAGTATAAGCTCTCTGGAGTGTGTTGATCCCTACTCCTGTTTCCTCTGCAAGTTCATTTATATATTCCTGAGCCTGAGCGTAAATCCCTATTGATCCAGAAACTTGTAATAACGCTTTGTTTAGCCCGTCAATTTCTTTAATTTGCTGAAATATCTCTTTACCGATATTGATAGCTTCATAGATTCCAAAGGCAGCGACCGCAGACATTACCATTTCTTTCACCCCGCCCCATGCCTTGCCATAATTACCTACACTTCTTTGATGCTGGCCTACCGACGCGTCAACCCGTTTTAATTTACCGTCAAGCTCTGTAATTTCTTTTTCGAGCTTGTTCATTTCTCCCACTTCCTTTTTAGTAAGGGTAATTCCTTGCTCTTTAGAAATAGACAGGTCTTTATATCGCCTCCTTAATCCATTTAAAGTAATGGATTGTTTGGTGTATTCGCCTGAAAGTTTTGATGATATTTTAGCGTACTCCCTAGCGTTTCTGGCTAGTATTTTTTGATTCTCAATCTCTTCGGTAGTCCTTACATTGGATTGTTGCTTTGCATTAGCCAGTTTAGCTATTTGAGATTGTAGGGCTTCATTTAATTGCTTTTGCTCTTTTAATTGCGCGTTGACTTGTTTTATATATTCGGAATGCTTTTGCAGCCTATCGTTTACATCTTTTGACGCAACTTCGGTCATTGGGGTTTCTGCTAATTTCCTGGCGCTTTTTGCAGCGCTTAAAATACCTTTATCTACACTTAAAACAGACGCTTCAATTTTAGATAGGGTGTCAAGTGCTTCATTTAATGCTTGGTCAAGACTGTTTTTTCCCATTATGCCGCTTTGTTGTTAATTACTTCGTCTATCCATAAAAGCCATTCCGAAACAGAGGTGTTTCTTAAGTCGATATTCACTTTTAAAGCCCTTTGAATTTTAACTTTTAAAGTTAGTGTTGAAGCTCCTTTGTTGTCTTCAGAAGCATTTTCAAACTCCTTCGCCTCTTTTGTTTTTAATTCCAATTTCATTTTAACAGCTTTCAGCTGGTTAATGAGTTTTAGAATCTCTCCCTTTAAAGGCTTTCCTTCGTTTATGTAGAATCGTATTGCTTTTAACTCTGAAATGTACTCTTTGCGAATTTCGTTGCTCATAAGAAAACTTCTTTCCGCTAATTGCTTGATCATAATATCAGCAAAATGCGCTCTGCTTTTAAGATCCGCTATATCTGCCACAAGTTCAAAATACCCAAGCGTTTTGTCATTTTCGGTTTTCTTTAAATACTCCTCCTGGATATTTTCCCATACTTTTTTAGCGTCTTCAGGAATTTCTATTTGCTCGTAACCGTCATATCCAACCACCAAAAACCGCAAGTCATTTGTCTTTATGATCTTGTCAAAGTTCCATTTTGATAATTCGTCGCAGTTTTGGTGTAATCGAATCATATTCTAATATTTTCTATACAGTATTCAATTAAATCAGGCAAAATGTATTCTTTATTTATAGTCTCTTCGTCTTTCTCAGTATTCCCGAAAATGTCCTCACCGTATTTTTTTGCGAGTTTATTTCTTTTGGGGTTTTTGCTGTCAATTTCATAGTCCCCTTCCTCTGCATTGACAAAGAAGTCCCTGTAAAACCGTCCTATATCATTCAGAGTAACCCTATTAAAAGGCTGTCCCGCTAATTTTTTAAGTTCAATAGTGGTTTCAGTATATTCAGGAAAAATATCATCATCATTGGAATCTTTACCAGAATATAATTTAGCGGTGTTCATCGCTTTTATGATAGGCTCGTTTTTCTTTGCTGATTTAGCCGCCACAATGGAAAGTTCCTTCTTGATTTGAGTAAGTGAACTAATTGCGACGTCTACCATTCCTGAACTCATTCTTATTTAATTTTTAGGCGTAAAACTTTAATAGTTCAATCCTTATTTAACCTTTATTAAAAAAGCCCCGCCCAATTCAGGACGGGGCTTTTTAATTGGCTAATCAGTAAATTCTTATGCTACAACCTCAGTAACCTGAGAACCCCGGTACACTGAAATTCCATCTTTGATAACTGCAACTGTTTTGGTCGCGTCATCCCAGGTAGATAGTTTTAAAGTGTCGGCTGCTACAAGTGGAGCAGCAAAAGTTGCAGTGTATTTGCCTGGCTCTCCTTCAGTTACCGCAGTTAGAGCAACTAGCTCATCATTTACAAGTAATTTAAAATCAGTTTCGCTTCCTCCCTGAAAAGCGGTTGTGCCGTCTTTCAAAAATGCGCTAAAAGTGATCTCACTCGCTGCGGCTTCAAATCCTGTTAAGGTTAGGTCCACATCATTGATACCTTCTACTTTGTCCGGTCTGAATGGTAAGTTTGCTTGACTGAAATAAGCCGCAAACTGGTTGTAATCCTGAGGGTTGTTTAATTCAACCATCATTCCAACTTTTCCGGAAACGGAACCGTCTGCCTCTGTAAATGGATCGGTGTCCAAAAGACCAACGCTGGCCCCGGTGATCACATTTCCATTTTGGGTAAGCTTCATATTCCCTTTAGAATCTATCGAAACATAGTCATAGATATCGTTGGAATCATAAGAAGCCATTACGGATTGCAGGGTATCATCCTTATCCCATGTGAATCGGTATTTGTAGATTCCTTTTCTAGAAAGAGAAGAAAGTCCGATATTGGAAGTCTCCACGGTATTGGCCTCTGTCAATCTTTCAAATCCAAAACCTAAAGGCATTGGATTGATATTTCCTTTCTGGATTTCAAGGGCTATTCCCTCAGCGGTTAGATCTACAATTGACCCGTAGTCAAACCCTCTTTTGGATATCCAGAAAGTACGCGGCACACCCTCTTTATAGGAGCAGTGTTTGGAGCCTGTCCCTTTTCGGGCGGCTATTGCACAATTTACTTTATTGATAATGTCTGAAGCGACAATTGCTAAAAGTAGAAACATTCCATTTTTCATAATTAGATTTTTTTTATTATACCTTTGTCAAGGTTAAAAATCGCTGCCTTTTCATTCAGCTTAACGGTTTTCCCTGCCTGTACCACACCGCTTCCAAAATTCTTAGCATAAACCACTAAGTATTCTTTTCGCGTTACGGCTGCGGGTTGTTTTGGGCTTTCGGCCTCTTTTTTATTTATTCCCATATTAATGGTTTTAAACAATTATTGTTAAATGATACGGTGCAGTCAATTACAACGACATCCCATATATCTATTTGATTGTTCTTATCGGCTTCAGCATAATTTGGAACCCTGTCTAACCCAAAGTCATCATGCAGTCTTGAGATTGTTGAAGCCTCAAGTGCATAAAGAAAATTTTCTGCTAATGGATTTAAAACAGCTTTATAGCTGCTTTCCCATCGGTCTGTATTCAGGAGATCTGTATTAGGTTCTGAAACCGCTAAAATAAACCTGCATTTTCTTGTCACCTCTTCAGAAAGCCTGTTTTTTAATTTTTCAGGACTTCTTACAAGAATAATAAGAGGGTATGGCCTGTCTTTGAGTTTAAGGTATTGGTTGACTTCTTTGCTGTCTTTTGCCCAATAAAAATTAATAGGAAAAGAGATTGCATTTACGCCTTCACCTCGTATATTCGGAGGTAAGACGAAAACAAGTTCCTGCGTTCTTTCTTCAAAGATTATCATATCCCAAAAGGATTTATTCCGTTATAAAAACTACTGTATGAAGTGAATTGCTCCACTTCCGGATAGGTTGTCTTATTGTCATTTAAAAAATGATACAAGGACCTACGCTTGGTGTTTTCTTCAAGAGAAGTATTCCCTTGGTATTTGTTATAAAAGGATCTATAGGTATCTACTAGTAACATTTCTGGCGAAATTGAAGTTGAATTATTCCCTTCCGGGCGTTCTACTCCAAGCGTGCTGAATGTTCCAAGTGTATTCCGGTGTAAAAACTCATGGAAGACATAGTAAGCCAGGAGGGAAATATCTTGTAATCCCTCCCAGTTTACATCTATGTTATCCACCTTATAGCTTTTCCCTTTAACAAGATCCTGAATGCGCTGTGGAGCGTTTTCAAGATTGCTGTAAGCTGTTTTTACTTCCTCATATAACAGTGAGCCAAGCCCATCTATTAATATGTCCTTCTCGAATTCATCAATATAGGCCTGTACTTCATCCGTGCGGTCCGTCCCGTTAGGGGCCGCGACTGCGTTTGGAATCTTTAACCTGCCTGTTTGAAAAATATCGATTTTAAGGATCATGGTTTAGCCTTTTTTTGCTTTAGACTTTGATTTGGGTGTTTCCGGTGTTTGGGCCTTTGGTGTTGGATTTGCCCCTGTTTTTGTTTCAGGATCTGGAATCACTTCAATATCCTTTACATCTTCAAGGGGCTCCTCTTTAGCCTTAGGCTCTTCAAAGGAAAATTTAAGGTTGTATTTGGCTGATCGCAAACGGTTCTCCCGTTGGATCAGCTCCAAATACTTCCTTTCACCTGTTATGGTCAATTTGGCCATTATACAGTTTTAGCGATTGCAGTTTTCGCTGTTCCAAAACTACCTACCACAAACATATATTTGTTGTAAATAGGGAACAACACTTCTTCCTGGATGATCGCTTCAACAGAATTTGTAAGTTTCTCTTGAGTGCTTTCAGAAAATTCAAGAACCAATTCAGAGAATTGACCAAGGCCAGCGGCCATAGCCCAATCTCCTACCGCAAATCTACCTGCTGGCATTGCTGTAGTCTCTACTACCGGAGTTCCTGAAATAGTAAGAACACCATTTTCAAGCCTTTTCACATCGATATAATGCTCATCAGAACCTTTCAAGGTTTCAATTTTTGTTGCATCAATTGGATTCAAAACGATTCCATTGGCGCTATACTCCTGAATGGTACATAAAGTTTTGGCAACTTTAAGCACGTCAATTTCCTGAGCTGCTTCAATGGATGTTTTAAAAGCGTTGTTCACTCCAAATGTCCAGGCAGCAGTTGATCCGGCTGCATAAGCAACATCGACAAGAATCTTGGTAGGACTGATCACGGTTGCGGAAAGAGACGCATTGTAAGCTACTTGCCCGGTAGTCGCACCTGCAATAGTAATAATATCACCGTTGTTCACATTTTGCGGAGCTGCAAAGTTCACAATGGTTTTTGCGCCGCTGTCATACGATTCTACAGAGGTAATGGAACCGGCCACACCTGCAATTGAGGCATTGATAAGGGTTGCAAAGTCCTGAGCTACTTTGAAAATTCCCAGTATGTTGTTCCCTTGACCATCTCCGTGAAGCAATTGGAAATCTTCCTGATACTTCACCTGTGAAGGTAAACGTTGCATAAGGTGGTTTACCACGAATTGAGCAGACCTAAGCATCCTTTTTGAAAGGGATACATGAGTACCGATCCTTTTGGCATCTACAGTCGATTCGCGAACCTTGAAAGTAGATTCTGCTAACGCTCCGTTTTCGGAGTTCATTCCGGCTTGTCTGTCCCAATCGTAAACCTCGATAAAGGCTAGGTAAGGAAGATCCGCAGGCATAACAGTAAGCAAATCTCTAATGTTCAAACGTTGAACAGATGGATGGTCAATTACACGGGTATCACGGCTGGTAATATGCACCAAACTGTTTCCTGTATAATCATTGCTCACAGATACCGCTTTCAAGGTGAAAGAGGCTTTCTTTTTCCCGTTGGATTCCACAAATTCCTTGAAAGAATCGCTTTCCACGGCGTCGATAAGGGTTTTTCTAAAAGCCCCTTTGATGTCCGGACTTCCTCCGTTGTCTTTCAACTTAGAAAGTTCAGTTCCCTGCTCTTTCAGCTTTTCTTTATAACCTTCCAAGGTTTCTTGAAATTTCTCGAATTTCTCAGCGTCAAAACCTTTCAGTTTTTCAGTAAGTTCGCTGAACTTCTCAGTAAATTTCTCTTCAGTGATCACGCCAGATTTCATTCCGGAAACCAGTTCATTGAATTCCGTTTTAAATCCGTCGATTTGCTCTTTGTTTTGCTCTTTTATTTTAAGCAATAAAGCATCTTCTTGTGTCTTTTTTTCTTGTTCGGCCGCTGTTAAGGCAAATAACAAAATGAAAGGCATGTTCTTGTTTTTCATTGGTAATTGGGTTAAATGGTTAATTATAATTGAGAGATCAGACTACCGTAATCTATCGTAGTGACTTTTTTAGACGGCCCTTTGTAAAGGGTGTCTTTTTTAGTCGGCTCCTTGGATAACACATCTGAGAAAATTTGTTTTATTTGATTGATTTGTAATTCTACCATTCGGCCTTCCTCTTTTACATTTCCTCCTGATTTAATTTCATTCTGAAGGCTGTTCATTCTGCTAAACAATTCGAATAACTGATCGTCTTTTGATTTGGATTTAAACCCTACCACTCCGGTAAGACTGTTGGCCCCAAATGTTACCACTGAGGCTTCGAATAATTCTATTTCTTTAACTATGAAGAAAAACCCGTGCTTATCTGCCTCTTCGGGGTTTAGGATCTGTGGGTAGTATTCATCCCAATACGCCTGGGAATCGCTGTTATCTGAATCTTTTTGAGCAAATTCAAGGTCTTTGTATCGGAAACCTATAGAGTGATTATCGTATCCTCCAGACTGGTATTTCACCAAATGTTCATCACCTGCGGGGGTTTCAAAGATTTCAGATTCGTAATAAATTACAGACTTCCCGTCGATCTTTGTCTCTTCAGTCACCACTGGTTTGCCTACCATTTTATCAGTGGTCATTTTATGGTCTGCAAGGTGTTTTACCTTCGCTGAAGCGTTGGATTGTGCCCCGCGGTCGTTCAATGTCTTTCTTGCGCATCCGTCAATAAGTATATCAAGATCACTATCCAACCAGTAATAGGTATTGGCAATGAATTGAACCGTCCTTTTTTGAAGGTCAACTTCTTTAACCTGGTTTGCCAGCCCCGAACTTTTGACAGGGTAGTGCATTCCAAGCTTTTTCTTCTTTAATTTTTCAATATCTACCATAACTATATGATTTTAGGCACTGGGGTGTAACTCCTGCTTCCTGAATATCTTTTACTGTATTTCCGGTTTCGCTCAGCCATCCTTTCTTTTCGCTCTTCCTGTCTTTGATCCCTAGCGTCAGATTTTACTGATTCTGAATAATTCCCGTGGAACCTAGACTTGATCCATCGGAATATTTTGAATAAAAAGCTTGTCTTATCCATTTTGAGGTTTTGAGGTTTTTACTGTTCCGATAGCGCTCCTTTGGCTTTCGTTTAGATCCCATATACGCAGTTCTCCAAATACGGCATCGTTAGGCATATCGAACGCTGCTAAATAATTATTGTAGGTTATGGCCCCTATTTTAAAGGCCGATAATGCTGTTTCTTGTTTTGTTTTTTGCGTCTCAGCCTCTTCCTTTTTATTGATCTGAAGGATATTGAGGTGGTCATAAGTGCCTAAAAGCTCAATACCTAATTCCTTTGTCTTAAAGAAATTGTTCAGTCCTACCATAAAATCCTTTGATTCAGGTATAATTGTGGAATCGTACAACCTTTTTTCGCTTGCGTCCAGATTGCTGAAAGTGCCTCCCTTTAGGTAATACTTTGCCAATAATTCAGGTACCCCGAATGAGTTGGCGACTGCAATGGCATCAGATTCTACCTCTTCAAACAACATGAGTTCTTTTACGCTCATTGCCATTTTTTGGTATTTCAAGGGTTGTGGAGAAATAAGAAGGTTGTGCTGGTCCTCCATCAGTCCGTATTTTTTATAATCATCCTGCACCTCTTTCTTTTCTTCTGGAGACAATGCGATATTTCCCATCGCTTCATCTTTCTTTTCAGAGGTAAGAATCCCTAGCGCGCCCCTTCTGTTGATCAAGACATTTCGACTTTCATAAGCTTTGTCTATATTGGAAATAGGCGATCTAAGGGCAATAAGTTTTGATTTTCCTTCGGTGAAATGCGCATCCAGTTGAATGTTCACGTTATTGGAATGGAAAACGGTATTGGTCGGAAACCTAAGTTCACGACCGTTCATATCCAAAAATATATATTCTTTTACTATTTCTTCCAGGCTGGTAGCTTCGAGCCATTTCCCGGTAAGGACCGGTGTAACCTTGTAGGAAAAAAGATTGTTCATCACATTGATATCTTCGTATGTGAACTTGTTTTTCCATCCTACAGGAAGCGAGGCGTACACGTAAGCGTTCCCAAATACCTCATTATTTACCTTATGCTGCATCAACCATTCGTATGTGGATTGAAGCGGGTTTGGTCTAGACAATAAAGCGGCCAGCTTTCCTTTGTCCTTTTCGTATTTTTCAAGAGGGAATATTTCGTCGGTCTTAAGGTCTTTTACAGAAAATTTGATGTTCGCAAAGGCCTCTGCCTTGATATTAATAATAGCCTGTACTATCGGGTTTTCCTGATAACACTTCAATAAATAAGATAATTCTGATAAGTTCCTCCAGGACGGTGTTCCTGATACCTGATACGTGGAGCCTGGAAAGGTGGTATTGGTTCCCAGCGAACGCAAGGAATCTTTTATAATAAGTTTACCAAGTGAAGTTTTGCCTAGTAATGCGCCTATATTCATTCTTAATAAAATCTCTAAGAAACAAATATAATCTTTATTTAGAATTAATCTAAATAATATTAGGTTATTTTTTTAATTTGTTTTATTGGTTTGTGGGGTTTGGCGTGAGGTGTGATTTTTTGGAGCGGGAAAATGCGTGTTTGTTTGGTGTCGTGTGGGATTAAAAAACCCATCTGGCGTAGGTGGGTTTGGGTTTGATATAACGGTTACATCTACTTATTCAGTTGTAAAGGATTACTTTACAACTGGATTTATTACTTTTATTTCAAGTTCTTTTTCGGTTAAAGCGTAAACGATGTTTTGTAAAGTGTGAATGTATAATTAAATACATTCGGTATTAGTGGTATCTTCATTATTGTAAGTGATTAATTCAAAGCCATCTGTTACAGGATTAAATCCGAAAACATCTTCATCTGGAAGGCAAAAAACTCCGTATTCATTAATAAGTCCAAGCTTTAATAACCATTCTTCATTTAATGAAAGCCCCGTAAATTGGAACAAGTCAATCCAAATTTCTTCATCTGTTTCAGGAATAAAAACAATTACCCCGCCTGAATGTATTTCTCTGACTATACATAAAACCCCGTCAAGATCAATGTAATTTCCAATTCTAAGTTCGTTCGCTTGTAATTCCATTAGTCAAGGGGCTTTAATTCGTGAGTTGAATCGGTTTCTTTTTTTATCATAGGGGCAAAATTGCTTTTAGATATAATCTCTTCATAAACGAAAATTTTAGATTCTAAAATTCCAAGTTTCTCATCATGATCATCTAGCAAGTGCTTTCTGATTATTTGCTCAATAATTACCCTTGCTTCTTTATCAATAGCATCGGTGTCGTAATTTCCTATATTACTGGATGCCTTAGATATCCTTTTGCTGAATAATTCATTCAATAAATCAGTTAGTTTATTTTCTTTCATTAGTCAAGGGGTGTTTGGTTTATCTACAATTGTCCAATTCCATTTTTTGGCTATCTTAATCAATTCAGCTTTAGTATTTCTCCCTTTGACTGATACATATTTATTTCCGCTTTCGTGAATCCAATAGATATGCCATTTTAAATTACCTAGATACTCAATATACTGTTCTTTTCCAACCAAAATATCTCCATAAGGGAGGAACATTACACGTGTTTCCATAATCTTATCTTTACTCATCACTGTCCTTTTTTATTTTGTATTTCCCCAGGATCTTCATTACGGTTTTCTTTATGAAATCAACTTTAGATATCGGAACTTTAAATGAAACTGATTTAGTAGGTTCTGAATATTGTGGTTTGGGTCCTGATCCGGGACGTTTGCCACCTCTTTTATCTTTGGTCATTTGTTAGTTTTGTGTTTTTATAATTAGTTGTAAACAATAAAAATTAAGCATTTTTGTACTTGGTTTCTATTGCCCTTAAACGCCTCAATATTTCCTTCAATTCTTTAGTACTACCCATACAACATTCTAACTTTTCATTAACCTCTTCCCAAGCGTTTCCAATGGCTTGTATTTCTTTTTCAGTTATATTTATTCTCATAATTTTTAAAGATTTATAACAACGTATATAAATCATATAACACTACCATAGGTTTTCCTACTGTAATTGCAATAAGGGTTTTCGCAAAAATCAATTTTTTTATCTGTTAAAAGCCTTAATGCTTTACCACATTTCGGGCATTTTTTATCAATATTCATAGACTTTAAATCTTCATCCCAAGAATCGTAAAGCCTTTGTAATTGTTCTTCTTCTATGCAGCTCATAATTATTCTATTATAGTTTCAATTGCTCGTTTCATAATTAGCCTTGCGGTTTCTTTGTTGCTTGTCATAGATTTGTGATAACCGCAGATAATTTCAATATCTAAGTCTTTGCATTTTATAGAAACTAAATTTCTAATTACAGAAACTTGTTGTCCGCTAAGTTTGGAAGTATCAACCATTTTCACCTCACAGTTATCTAATAATCCTTGTCTTGATTTTTCAAAATTCTCCTGTCTATCGTTTTCTATTTTAAGGTTTTTAATAATTTCAATTGTCTGAATTACACCTTCATAATAAGCTTCGTGAGCCTTACTTTCTTTTCGAGTTTCATAAGCCTGTTTTCTAAAATCTTCTATTTCTTTCTCTAATTTCATAATATTATATTTTAATTAATCCTGCTCTTAGCATTCTTATTTCATTGTCTTTTTCTTCTAATACCAATCTTACAAGTGTAGCGGGTGCAGTTCCTTCCTGACCGTGTTTATCTATCATTTCCGCAGATAAGTCTAGTTCATTAACTACATCTTCAAGCATATTTTCTAATTCTGGTTTTGTCCAACAACTCATTTTATTTGTTTTAAAGTGTTAATTTCCAGTAAATATACACCTATTTAATGAATAAGAAAACCTTTTCAAATAATAATTAAAGAAAGTTCCTTATAAACCTCCAAAGTAGCCTTACAATCTCCAAGCGCCCTATGCCTATCCAAGTGATCTATCTTAAAATGATCACAAACACTAGATAGTTTGTTGCAGGAAAGGTTTAGGTGCTTTCTGGATAGTTCCAGGGTATCTTCAAGTTCATAATAAAAGTTGTGTTGCGTGAATCTGTCAAACAAATATTCAATCCTGCGAAAATCAAATAATTTAATGTTGTGCCCGATAATTGAGGTAACATTATTTGCAATTAACATTTCATTGATTGCCTCACAAACCAAAGTGACAATTTCGCCCGCTTCAATCTCTTCCATACTTATCCCGTGAATTGCCATGGCATCTTCTTTATAACTTACCAATTCATCAGAATCGGGCCGGGTGTAAGGTTTTATAATGAAGGAACGCTCTAAAACTACTTCTAGTTCGTCGTTTACAATTAAGATCCCTATTTCACAAACTGCGTTTTTTGTTATGCTGAAGCCGCCAGTTTCCAAATCCAGTACTGCTTTCATCTATTTTTTATTTAAAGTTCTACTTAATTTCTCTTGATGTGATTCTTTTTTGCATCGGCAAAGATTGGTATTGTACCTCTTTTTGCATTTCGGACATTGCTCTTCTTTGTTCATTTGATTGTTTTTATTATTTTATCGGAATTGTTGAAGCAGAAACTAATAAACTTAGCGTGTTTTAAAGCGTTTGACCTTTCTATTTCGGTCATTATTTCAGCCCCTTCGATTACTAGATAAGGTATTCTAGCAATCTTGTATTTTGCGCCTAATCCAGATCCAATAATATTCCAGACGTTTTTGCTCTCGCTGTGTTTTACATCTGTAGTTATGTTTGGGTTTTCCATAAGTAAACTATTTGTCCTTATTTAATTCAGCTTCTAGTTCCTCTAATTCCTCAATAGCGATTCTTAGTAGTTTAGCGGCTAATTTAATTTCACTCCTTTGGTAAAGGTTTATTTCCACATCCTTTAACAAAGTTTCAGCGTTTAAAATCCTTCTTTCTTTCATTGGGGTTAATGGACCTAATCCGTGATCTAAAGTTTTAAATTTTTTGTTGAATAATTCCATAAGTAAACCTGTAAGTTGATTTTTAATTTAAAATTTCCGTTCCCGGTATGTAATTTTATAGAATTTCACCCCTTTATAGGTAAAAGGAAATTTCTTGTTTCGTAAAGTGTAGTAGCTAAACTCAGAATGATTCTTGCAAATTTCAGTTAAAGAACCCCAAACCTCAATTTCATCACCTTTCTGCAGGATAATTATTTGCTTCATAATAGTAAAGATACGCATTATCTTTCCATTGAAACAAAAATATATAATTTTAAAATTAAGATTTAACCTTTGTCTTGTTTTTCAAATAAAGCGCCTTGTTTTCACAATCTATAATGGCTTTTCCTGCCTTTAAAACATCCGCCCCTATAATTCCGTGAACTTTTTCGGCATTGTGGTTTACAAGGGCCTCGTTTACGTGTGAAAGATCAAACAACACTAAGTTAATTTTTTTCTTTTCCCAGCCTTTTATTTCAATACTGTTTTGCCGGGCAATTTGCGTGATCATATTTGCAGCCCCGGCACCTGCGGCCAGAATTTCGCTTTCTTCAACCGATAAATTAAAATGGTTTACGCTGTCAAAGTCTATGCAGGAACTAGAAGCCCCGGTATCGAGAATAAAATTTCCTTCTATTCTGTTGATTTTCGCTTTTACCTCGAAATGATTGGTAATAGTGCGCTTCAGGCTTATGCGGTGATAGCCTTTTTCCTTTAGAATACTCCTTAAAGTTCCTTTTTCCATGGTAGATAATTTTAACCCCAAAGACTTTTGGCGAGGCATACATAACGGACCGCTGCCAGTTCATCAGGTTCGTGTCCATCAGGTTCAGGGACTATTTTCCCATTGTGATCTATCTTCCAAAACCAACTCTCGCACCCGGTCTTGATCCCGGTGCTTCTTTTTGTGATCTTCAGGTTATAACTTCGCATTCGTTTAATCCCTGTAGCTACACTGCCCGCGCCTTTCTTGACCCCTCTGGCATTGTACCCGTGTTTTCTTAAATCTACCAACTCAGTCTTACCGGAGCTGTCCCCTATGATCATCCAGCCTTTAGGGAATCCAATTTCTTCCATTTTATCAACAATTGCCATTCTTTCAGCTCCTTGTATCTTTTCCGGCATCAGGTTGTTTTCACTAAATCGCTGATCTAAATAGAGATTGGTGCCTTCCACGTAAACATCTATCAGGCAGGTTGGGTCTGGACTTTGCCCAAAATCCATTCCTGAAGGGATTCTTTTTGCCGTCTCAGGTACTTCGTCTACCATTTCAAAGGAATAGATCCTGCGGTCGCTGTAAGTTCCAGTTAGGCCTAAACCGTAAACCCGGTACCATTGGGTATTTTCCTTTCTGGATTCAATGTACCTTACCTCGTTTTCCGGGCATAATTCGTTATCCAAAAAAGTAACCACGATCTTTTCGCAGTCGTCCCTAGGCTCCAGTTCGGTGTGCGCCCAGAATTCAAAGTCGGGGTTGAAATCAATGAACACTTCTTTTGATCTGGAAATGTAAGGCTCCGCAGCGGCCCATCCTATCTTGTTCCCTTCGTTTATGTATAGAATTTGCCTTCTCTTGGATTTACCAGCGTGGGGCTTATGATCTGCTATGTACCTGAACTGTATCTTGCTTTTTCCCCAGGTCAAAACCTTCTCCTGTTTATTGTAATAATCGTAGAGGTTTAATCCGCTCCACTGAAATATATCTTCATAATCAGTCAGGATACCATCCTTAATATTATCGTAGGTATCGCTTAGAATGGTGATAATCCTGGCATCCTGTCTCTCTAAAAGATGAATGGCCAATGCGTAGTTCTTTCCTGCTCCTAGGTCATTGACCCCCCTGAATCAATTTCAGGGGGGCTTTCATTGCTTTTATTTTATAATACGTTGTGGTGAGGCCTATCATTTGTTTTTCCTTACGTCTACTACTTGGATTGTTGGGGCGGTTTTTTGGTCATTGTCAATTTTATAACCTCCTAAATGTTTCATCAACTCAACAATATTGGCCCGCCTGTTTGAGGCTTTGACTTTTTTTGTAGTGGTGACTACCATTCCGTCTACCGTGAATTCATCACTATCCAAAGATTCTATTGCAAGCCGGGTTTCTTTTGGGATTTCATGAATAGGCTTTAACTTTCCGTTTTCATCATAACAATCTGCAATATCAAATCTTGCCATTGAAGCGAGTAAAGAAACGCACTCGTCTACAGTGATTTTGTTGCGCTCTGCTGCCTCTTTTTGAAGTTCTGATACCCTCGCCCTAATCTCCCCGTTAGCGTACAGCTCATAGGCTTTATTGTTAATGGTTTCGGGTTTCATTTTTTCAGCATTATAAGCAAGTCTGTAAGCTTCGGATTTGTTCCCGGTCTTCATATACTCCTGGCAGAAATTTTCTTGCTTTGCGGTCAATCCCATTGCTTCAGTCTTTTTTAATTCTAGGTGTAAACGATATATCCAAATACCATTGATCGTCTGTGTGATGTCCCAATGCGTTAAATCCGTAATTCAAATGCAATATATAAGAATCTCTACTTCCTGGCAAAACCGAATGATTGTAACTTGGATTTCCTTTTGCGTCAACGCATCTCAATGCTCCTAAAAACTCTCTCAATTTCTCAAGTAATTCATAAGGATCTACAGGGTTGTCATTCCAGGCCACACAGACCAAATCTAAATCCCTATCCATTGATCCGTGTACCAATAAATTGTAACCATTCTCTTTCGCTATCCTTTGCATTTCCGGCAAACAGACAGCGTACAGTATTGGTTTAGATTTTATTGGCTTGGCGTGAATCATTATTTATATCGATTCTATTTAACAAATATACTTTATTCCCTGTAATAATCAAACTGTTAAAGTTTTAAAAATAATGCTTTCTTATTTGTACGGCATTATTTCTTGTCGTATATTTACCATGTTGAAATTAATAACTACAAATCTTAGAAACTATGTCAAATTCAAACAACGCATTCAGAACCAAAGTTTTTCATTGGGCACATCAACTGGTAAAATCTACTGGCAAATCATTTTCAGTATGTCTTTCTAAAGCCTGGTCCCTGTACCGTCTTAGAAAACGTATGGCAACTGAAACTGTAAAGATCGCTTTTGAAAAAGCCGATGGATCTTTAAGGATCGCTTTTGCAACTCTAAAAGATACCGCAACCTTGATTAAAGGTAACGGAACTCCTAATTACAAAACCCTTCCTTATTTTGATACTGAGGCAAATGGGTTTAGGGCTTTTAAACTCGAAAACTTTATCGCTGCTTATTAATTAACCGGGGTGTAAAAACCCCTTTTTTATCCTTTCAATTATGAGTAAAAACAGATTTGATCAGACTTTAGCCGAAACAAAAACCTTTTTTAATAGGGGTACAATTGTTAAATCTAATCGCATACACCTGGAGTATGTTTCTAAATATCGCAGGGTTCTTGTCTTAGCTGATGGATCTGGATTTGTTATTTCTGTTTCCTATAAGCTTGTAGACGTTAAACCCTGGGAGAATAGATATGGCACCTTGTCTCTTGCAATGGCTTGGGCTAATGCTCAAATCAAGAATAGAGAAATTTATTTAGGGTCTTTAACTATTATTGAGGCTCCAGGTAAAAGGATAATTTAAACTTACAAACCTAACGGGGGCTTCGGCTTCCTTCTTAAATATTTTGTTGAAACTTTTAAATCTTAGAACTTATGAAAAATTACTTTAATGAATTCACAGCTGATTTTCATCCTATCGGAAAATTGACTATTATTGGGGTATTAACTTTTATTGCCCTTTGCGTATTAGCCTTAATTATTAACCTGGCATTGAATGGGGCTCCAGCTACTATTGCTTACTAAAAATTTGATTTATGGAATTAGAGTTAAAAGATAAAGACGGTCAATCATTGAGGCTTGGCGACATGGTACGTGTTTTAAAGCTGACAGATGATTCAGGAAATGCCACTGATCTTTATGGGGTAGAGCCTCAATTAAACGGATGGGTTGATATCCTTTATATCGAGCCTTTTGAGGGAATAATCACCTTCGATCATAAAAAACTAATGGTCGTCATAAAAGGAAAGTGCAATAACCTTCCTTTGTCGGATTTTATAAGGTATAATATCTGGAATGATATATATGATAGGCTTTCAAAAGAAGATTTGGAAATTGCAAAAGAAGAGTTTGGCTTAGAAAATACTGATTACGAAACAATAATTGATTACCTCGTAAAATTATAAACCCTATTCAATTGAAAAGCCCGGTAACTACTCCGGGCTTTCCTGTTGAAACTATAACCATACCTTAGAAAATATGGATACAAAAGTAAAAGTACTTGAAATTATTGATATTTTCGGGATCAAAGATAAAAAGGCGGCTGAGTTTATGGGTATTTCCTACTCTCAATTCACGAATAAAAAACATCAGCGGAATTACAATAAATTCCATCCCTCGGAACTTTATAGCCTTATTTCCTATTTGCGGGAAAAGGTGTTGGATTTGCCTTAGAATGTCAATGAACTTTAAAAATTAAAAACTCCCTTTCTTTAAGTCACTTCTAGCGGCTCGGTATTGGGGGTTCCTTCGATTGGGAGTTTTTTTTAATCTAAATTATCTGGGTGATAATGTTTAACATCTCCAAATGCTTCATAGTATTCATCTTGCACCTCTCCATCAACATTAGGCCAATTAACATCCTCTTTAATTTCGATGGCATCCGCAACGTCTCTCTCCCCTTTAGCATTCCTTAAAATACATATCGCCTCTTTGATTATTTCGGTTTCTTTATTCATATTTGGTTTTTCTTTTGTTATCTGATTATGCGTATTTTGCCAATTTTTCAAAGTCTCCAGATTCCTTTCCGGTTCCGCTTCCTTGAAATTCTCCGGCTTCCAATTCCTGATTTTATAAGTACTTCCTACTAAAATATCAGGGTTGTCTGGATGCGGTTTGAATCGGCTCATTCCTAATACCTGTAATTATATTTTTCCTTCACTCTCTTCCACTCACGGTCTAGCCTACTGTTTTGCTTTTGGAAGGTCAAAGTTCTTGAAACTCGCTTGATATCTTTTTCGGTAAATTTGCTGTATGTTCCGAAAATATTTAAATCCAACCAAAACTTTATGTTCCTGTAGGTGTCGGACCTACTAACCCTGTTAAGGAAATTCCAAATAATGATAAAAATCCCTACAAGTGTTCCCAGGAGCAAGCAACCGATTAAAGTGAGCCAACCACTTAAGGTTTTATAATTAAATTCTCCTTGCCCCGCTATGTAAGCGTTGAGCATTAAATAAATTAAGATTGCTATTTCAATCATAAACCTAGTTTTTTCTTAACGTTATTCGTGTTTAAAGAAGAAATGTAAACACAATCTTTATTTATCAAAACCTTTTTAGAAGGGCAAAGGTTTTTATTTTTCGCCTGCTCTAAAGTGATTGTTTGACTTTCAAATTTCGCTTTCTTTATTTCTCCGGTGAATCGGTTCACTTCAAAAAGGGTGTGCCCTTTGCGCGGCCTGATCCTTCCAATTAACTTAACTTCCTTTTGCTGTTCCGCTTGTTTTGATAAGACTATTTTGTCTTTGTCCCTTGGTTGGATTTCCTTCATATTTTAAAATATTACAACCCTTTTCTGGTTATTGTGATTATAAACTCTTTCAATATTGTAAATATATTCTTTGGCGCTTCCTTGGCTATCCATCAAATTTGGCGCGGCTGCAATTTTCTGTTTTAAAACTGAAAAATCACAAAGCCCGGCTTTCTCAATGTCCTGCATTGCCTGGATCAAATACCTGTCATTTCTAAATCGGTAACGCTCAAAGGTATCTCTGGTTAATTGGGTGGCGTGTTTTGCCGCTTCCAGATGGTTTACTACAAATTCTCCGTCCCTGAAGATATCCATGGAGTTTTTGTTTCCCTTCACGTTTCCAAACATTAACAAATCAATTGATGCTGAGTAGATAATCCCGAATTCATCTATAAAATCTGAAAGTATTTCATAATCCTTTACTCCCAAACTCATATAACATTCCAGAAAGTCCCTGTTTTTCCATTTATCGCTCCGGGAATTCAGGCGGGCAATTTGCTTTAAATCCAATTCGTCGCAAATCACAAAATAAACAGGCAACTCTAGGCGCTTTGAAGTTTCAAAACGGTGCTGTCCATCCACGATCATAAATTTTTCATTCTGCCTGTAAACAACAATCGGGCAATATTTAAGAAGATCTAAGCCCGATGTGATATCCTGCATTAATCTTTCAATCTTCTTTTCGTTGACAATCCTGTTTCCAGTGATTTTCTTGAAGATGCTGTAATTTTTTGAAGATTGAATTTCCATTGATTTTTTATAAAAATACCCCTCCATTTGTGGGGAACAAAGGGGTATATGAAAAATATAAACTTAGAACCTGGTTAGGCCCTAGATTGAATTGCAATAAGATTTAAAAGTTGCGCTATTTTTGACTTTAACCCGTGAAAAACAGTGCTTTGGAAACTGCAATATAATAAATATCAGAATAACAATAGGGGTTTTCCTGTATTTTTTTCAGGCAAATTTATTTACTCTTCATCCAGGACTAACACGTCCTGAAATGCCACGCAATCTTCATATTCAGGGATTTGATGGAACCGTATTCTTTGAACGCTTGCGCTGTTTAAAAGTCCGTAGGTGAATTCTGTTTTCCCTCCGCAAACAAAGACTTCCATAGTATCTGGAAGGTTTGCAATTTTCTCTTTAAGCTGTTTTACTGTCATTGTTTTTTTGGTTTTAATCTCACCACAAAGGAGTTAAACCCGCTTGCTATGTAGGTGTCTTGACTTAGTGATAATCGCATTAACTTATATTTCCTGTCTTTGCTAAATCTATTTTCAAGCATAGATTTTAGCATAACATCTGGCACGGGCTCTGTTCCGCTTCCATCGCGTTTTATCATGCTGATAAATTCTAGTCTGTGTGGTTTTTTCCTCATTTTTATTGAGTTGTTTCAAACCATTTATAACTAGGATAGTCGCTTTCAAAGATCGCTATGGCATCTTCACGCTCCGGGGCTTCGATGTTAATATCGTTCTTGATCTTCCCTTTAGCCGTTCGGTATAGGAATTTGAAGGAAGTCATAAGTTGATATTTGTAACCGCTTTAAACTTCTCTATCTGCCTTAATTCTTTTGTTATCAGCTTATTTTTTACCGGACCCGCATCCAGAAACGTGTTCATCAGCTCGTTTAATGCTGTGAAGGTACCGACTGAAAATACACATTTCGTTTCGGAAATACTCCGCGTTTTGCGGTCTTGAAGGGTTTTTGTGTGTAAAATAAAGTACTTTGATTCGCCTTCCTGGACCAGGAAGATATCAATCCTTTTGTTTTTTCCTTTTGCCTCGATAAATTTCAGGCATACTTTTGGTTCTTTCATAACGGTTAGGGTTACTTGATTAGTTTTTTAGGCTCCACAACTCCAAACATACTATTGGCTTGCACGGCAATTGCGTCTGGAAATTCCCTGCGGTCCACAATCATTCCTGTACCTCTCTGGCACCCGGCATAACCTGAAGCGTTCAAGCCTTTAATCCAGGCAACCCTTTCTTCAATACTGCTTTCTTTTGTGATATCGTCTAATTTGAAAATCTTCATAATTTTGAATTTAGAATTATTTAATTTAAAATCTCTGAAGCAAGTCCAAACAGGAAGATTCCGAATACAATTGAACATGCAATGATTTGATTTAGTTTGAAATGTGAGCGAATTACTTTGAGTGTTTTCATAATGGTTTGTATTTAAAAATTAAAGATTAATTTCCTGTTTTACGTGCGCTATATTTCTCCAGCAAATTGAAAATCCAGCCGGGATGTTTCCGTCAATATCCAATACGTTGCACATTACGTTTTTGTCTTTTGTGGCGACAATAAATACCAAATAGCCGTTGTGGTTAAAATAATACTGGCTTTTGTAAAGTTCTTTTTCCTTCCTGCCTTCATTGAGCAATCTCAGTAATTCGGCTGCTTTTTGAAGTGCTATGTTTTCGAATAGGGATGTTTGGATATTCATTCCCTGAAGCTTTCACCATCCCATTTGATGATATTAAACATTTCCGGTAATCGGTCCCCAATACGCTCCCCGTATTTATTGGTTAATTCTGAGGGCTTTAAATTCGTGGTAACATAGGTTTTTGAGCTAACCCGGTTACGTTCGAATAAGATTTCTCCAAATAATTCTGTTTTGTTAAAGGCTTTCTTCTCAAATCCAAGATCGTCAATATAAAGTTTTCCGGTATAAAAATTCTTAATATCGAATACTTCCACATTTTCGCGGTCCCCGGCTGCTCTCATGTACTGATCCACAAATGAGCCTGAAGAAATAGAGGTAAACCAAAGATCGCTGCAATTCTTTTTAATAATCAGTTCCCGGCCTATTTTACTTAATATCTCGAATAAGAATGATTTTCCTACCCCATTAGAACCGTAAATCAACAATCCTTTGTCCAGGCTTGGCGCGTTGTTTATTTTTCCGTACTGGTTGAAATTTTCATCTTTCAAAAAATACCTTAAAACAGTGAAAACAAATTCCCTGTTTTTTTCATTCAAAATATAATCTGGAGAATAGAATTTAAACAATTTCCAAAGGATGTCTTTTGTTAAAACATACTGAATAGCATCTTTCTGTTTTTTCAATCCAGGATAAACCGGGTGTACGGTTTTTTCTACTTCGCCTCTTAATTTTGCAAGTCTTTTGAGGGCTTCTGCGGTCGTGAGTGTTTTAGTCATATTTCGCGATTCTATCTCTTACTCTCTGATTTTGGGGGCTTATTGAAACGGCTGATTTACTGCTATTTTTCTGAGAAATAATTATACTTATTTTTTCCCGCAGTTTTGAGGTGCTTAGAATATTGCTTTTCCAAAAATTCCCTTCTTTGCTCTTTAGATATTCGTAAGCCTCTTTGATTTGATCCTTAGTAACTTTATCAGCTTCAATCATTAGGCGTATCGGATCTACATAGGCTGAAAATTTCGCCTGGTCTTGATTTTTTGTTGGCGCCCGGCTTGCTTTTAAGTTTTCAATGAATAGTTTTTGAAAAGTAACAGCAATCTCAAAATAATTTTTCAATTCAGAAGGAACGTCTGAAATTGAAATTTCAGATAAAAGCTTTTTATTTATATCTTTTACTTTAGTTTTATTTACTTTACTCTCTTCTCTTTTATTATGTGGTTTTTCGACGTCTGAAACTGCTACTTTTGGGGTTATCGACGTCGATAACTCCGTTTTAAGGGGTTTTACATCTCGAATCCTCTTATTTAACAAAGCTCCAAACCTTTCTTTCATTTTTTCGGAATAGATTTTTTTATCCTCCATAACGAATAATTTAAGGGTCAGACAGCAATAATTAATGATCTCTTCCAGTAGTTCTGGATCGCAATCAAAGTCCCCTGCTGTGAGTTCAATATTTAAAGGAGTCCATTCTATCTCAAAGTAATCTGAATCAGTTAGGACTTCTAAAAACATAGTCCAGATTGCATAACCTTCTAGGCCAAATTTTCGTCTTAATGCTCTTAATTTTGGATCATTTCTCATATCGGCATCATGGGAGAAATAATAAGCATTTTTCTTTTTAGGACGTGCCATTAAAACCCTTCTTTAGATAGTGAATGCCCGTATTCAGGCATAAACTCTATTCCATCCACGGAATATGAATAAGTGTAAAAACTCACATCTGAAACATTCCCGCTAGGCTCAAAATCTGTAGTGTTTTGGAATAAGTCTGGGAGGTATAAAAAGCTGCTATTCTTCTCAATTTTTTTACCTATTAAAACTATTTTTACTTCAAAAAATTCTATATTTCTTTTACGTAAAAAATTTACAATTCCTTTAGCGTATCTTACGCTTTGCCAAAATGCATCTTGATCTATCACATTCTTCTTTAACTCGCAAACTGTAACTACTAATTTCGGCTTTATTTTACCGGAATAAGAATGAAAGTATTCCCTCTTATAAGTTATAAGATCCGAAACGCCATAATTACCAATTCTAAATTGGCGTCTCATTTTACCTGTTAACTGAAGTCCTTTTGATTGAAGTGTAAAGTTGTCCGTCTCTTCAATAATTTGTTCTAAATCCTTTTCTAAAAAATGCATTTCGCTGGGGGGTTTAGCGTTAGAAAATAGAAAAGGCGTAACCCTTCCCTGTTCGCTAAAACACCTTAACCTCTCGGTTGAAGATTGGGAAAAAGCTACGCCAGTATTAAGGAGTAGTGAATTTAAATTCTTGGAGTGATCTTTCCAAAAGGTATTCGGTATTTTAGCGTTCACAAATATACTATTATTTTTCATATCTCAATTTTAAAATTTAATTTTTCGGTAAATAATTATGCATTGAAGCTTTTTCAAGCATCGAAATCATAGGCGTAAGCCTTTCTATAACTGTATTAATATGATGCTCTGGTACTTTTTCAATAAGATCAAAAAGCGGTGTTCTAGCATCTTCTTTTCGGGCTTTACTTTCAATTTTGACAGTTTTCTTTGAGTGTTTTTTCTTTAATTTTAAAAGCTCCACATTAAGCTTGTAATTGGTTTGTTTTAAATCTTCAATAGAATTTTTTAAGCGCCGGTATTTATGACTTTCTTCATCTGTGAATATCGCTGATTCGCTTAAAAATGCGTGTATTTGCTTTATTTCAGGAAACTTTTTAAAATATTTTGGAAGCCTTTTGATGCATAAAAGAACAGTTGTGTGGCTCTCCACGTTTACTGTTTTTCCAATTTCTAAATAACTCATTCTTGTATTGGATCGCGCGATGTCGTAATAAACAGATCTTGCCGCGCTTATTTCTACAGTTTGCGCTTTAATAGCCATATTTTCAATCCCTGACAAGCGTTCTATTTCGCTTTTAAGTAATTTTAAATCAATCATATCTTAATGTTCTAATATTTTCCTGAATACTACAGGCCGGGATTCTTTAAGCGCCCGGTCAATTCCTTCTTGCATTCCTTTGCTGGTTCCAAAATCAATGTAAACAACTGTTTTTTCGGCTTCTTTTCCCCAAATTAAACCCGCTTCTATTCCTAAGGCTCTTTCCTCTGGGATTGAATCGTCCAGAATTCCATCTTGAGTGTATAAAATATGTGAGCACAAGGGGTATTCTCCCCGTTTTAAGCTGTCTTTCATACAAAGTCTTGCGTATGCTATATTTCTTTTTACAAACCCTGCGTAGGGGCTTTCAATGATTACTTTCATTTTAAAATATTGTTAGTTGGGATTGGCGTTGAATTAGTCTTTTCTTGCCGTTATCGAAATGAGTTTTTGAAATTTCGCAACCATAGAAATCAATATTAAATTTCAAAGAAGAAATAGCGTCTGACATACTTCCTAGATGAGTGCTTAAGACTTTATCTCCATCATGGGTGTAGTTTTTAAATTGCCAGTCGTAAAGTTGAATTGGTTTTTCTGTAGGATGTATTTTTTTCTGGTTCAATTTTTTATTTCCTTGCTGAATATGGCCTTCAAGCATAGATTTACCTTGAAGCATTCCGTTCCACATAAATTTGTAAATTACTGTAGGTTTATCAAATGAAGTCCAGGCCAATTCGTAATCATTAAAAGAAGATACGCCATTACATTTATCCCAAATAATCCAGCCTTTAGGATTTTCTTTAATGAATTTATTTATCTCTTCACCTCTTGGAGTTTTAAAGGGTTTTCCAATAAAATCAAAATAATTAGCACCCCAAATAATTTGATTTACAGATACTCTTTTAACATCATTAAACCATTTTTCGTCAGGCAAATTCCAAGTTGCTGTAATAGGATAATCCCTTCTTTTTACATTTATTTTGCTAACCTCATTTCCGTAAAATTTCCTTTTTTCCGGGCCACTAAAATAAGGGGGGTCTGCGTCCGTTAGATTAAAATAGTTATCTGGATAACGTGCCATAAGTTGCATGTTATCTTCGTTGGTTATTGTCATATCTATAATTTTAATCAAAAAGCGTTAATGGAAATTTCTCAATTAATACAGGAACTTCAACGTGAATTCCTTTGGGTTTCAATTCCTGTTTTTTCTCAGTAAAAATGTATCGTTTGCATTCTTCAATAGACATAGGATGAACTCCTAAAAGGGTTTTGGGCATCCATATTCTCCAACCTCCGTAAATTTCAAGGGATAGGCAGTTCATATGAATTACAACCCCTGACATCCCAAACATCACATAATTAAGAACGGACATAAGGCAACATCTTTTATCCAAATCCTGGGCGACATAGGTGAATTTAAAGCGGTTGTTTGGACTTTTCATTGCGTGAGCTATTAGGTTTCGGGCGCTTCCACAACTCGGATCGTTTACACTCATTCTCTCTCCTTCCCGGTCGTCATTCGTGAACATTGCCATTAAATTACAGAGGGAAACAGGTGTGAAAAATTGCCCGAATTTTGCGCTCCGTCCGTATTTGTTCTGGACTTTTACCATTTTCAGGTTTATTGGGATTCCCATTTTTCTCAAATCGAGAATTCTGGCTTTAGGGTGTAATATTCCGGTCTCAGAAAGGATTTGTCTTACAGAAATATCTTTGTTGGTTAAAAGCTCTCTGAAGACTTCCTGTAGCTGCGTTGTGGGTTGTGGGAGATTTTTTATAATTTCGGATTTAATTAATTAATATCTTCAAGCGTGTAATATTTCAAGGGTTGCCCCATGTGATCAGTCCTTTCTCCTTCAACTTCCACTAATCGGGTTCGCTCCACTTTCAAGGGTTTTTCATCTTCGTCAAAAAAGCGCTCATTCCAGTACATTCTTTTGGCCGGGACCAGTTCGGGGTCTTTTCGGGTGCCCTTATTGAATTCGATATCTTCAAATCTGCGGGCTCCTTTTACTTGATCTTCATATTCCAAATTGATAATCTGGTTAAGAAGGGTAATTACTTTTTTCTTTTTGTTTAATATTCTTTTGCTCATAACGGTTTGGGTTACTGGTTGGGATAAATTTCTAATTCCTGGTTAAATTTTCTTCGCAATTCTATTCTTTCTGAGTTTGAGAATTTTCTATCCTGCAAGTCGAGCCATTTTATGATCCGCTTTGCAATGATGGTTTTTTCCTTGATTTCTTCTTTGGATAGATTAAGGGCTGGTAAGCCTTTAAGGGATATGCAGTATTCTTGAATTTCTTTTCCAAATACCTCTTTTAGAAATATCTTGTAATCCGAATGATTCCCGTCTTTATCTGTATTTTGATCTACAGATTGTCCGAAAATATTAAATAAATGAAACCTGATTTGATTGTTTCCTCCTATAGCATAGAAATGTCCTGCATGGTATTTCCTTATGTCAAATCCAAGCGGCTCATTAGAAGATATGCAGTTATGCCCCCGGTCTAAGATTCTGACCATTCTGTTTATTTCGTACTCTAGCTTTTTTTCAACATCGGTTTTGGTTTCCGAATTCTTAGGTGAGATGTTTTTTTCTTTGTTCCGCTCCTTTTTAGCTGTATTAGCTGCTACGAATTTATTGTATTCGTTAAAGCATTTTGAAGAACAAACAGCCTGAGTAGTGGAATAGGTGGGTACAAATACTTTATTGCAATTTTGGTTCTTGCACTTACGGGGTTTATCTTTTCTAATTGACATTCTAAGGGGGAATTGTGGGGGTTAATAAATATCCCTCGTTTGAGGGCACTTGTTTTGAATTTTAGAACGGCAGATCGTCAAAGTCTTCTTCGTGCTGATCAACAGCACTTTCTGAAAGTGAATTGGTTGTTTGCGGTTCCGGTTCCCTTCGTCCCCAAAGAATGGCATTTCCTAAAATAGGCATTGCCCGTTGTTCTTCCTTGGTCATTGAGTTGTACAGATCTTTGTCTAAAGACTGTTTTACCAGGTGGGTATCTTTGCTGTCTCCCACCTTATTTTTAATTTCCATTGCCTGAAGGTCCAGGTAAATCCCTTTTTCTCCTTCAAAAAAATTATTCTCTTTGATTGGAAGGATCAAACATTTTACCATGGTCCCGTTTGCTCCTTTTAATTCGCGAACGACATTCTTTAATTGAAGCATATTGATTTTTGTGCTAATATTTGCCATCTTTATTCTGTTTTAAATTGTGAAAAGTTTATTTGAAAAAACCTATACACAAACCCCGGTTTCTTATCCAGTTTCAGTGCCTTTCCATAAGTCATAACTGACTTATAAGCTTTGCCGTTTTTCAGGGCAATAACTTCAATCTGTGTCTCCGGTGCCAGGCCAATACTATCTCTTGCCAATTACGATATCGTAAACTTTCTTAGTGATCTCAATATCGTAAAAGCCGTCGTGCGCTTTTTCCTCTTCAATCTCAATCCCTAAATGTTTAGCAACGGTCATTAGCTTGAAATTAGGCATTGATGCGCGTTCGTTTTTCAAATATTCCGCAGCTAAAACCATTACGTCAATGTTATTGGACCAGAAATAAGAACCGAAATAATTGTCCCCGCATTGTTTGAAAAATGCCCTCACAAAAGCATTGTCAAAGTGAGCATTATAGGCGCAAAAGAAAAACTTGTCCTGTCTGTCGAATTTCTTCACATACTTGGAAAGTATCTTTGTGAGTTGCGCGTAAGATTCGCTGCGGTGTGGATAAGCCATTACATCTTCCAGTTTCAGTCCTCCAATTGCCAGGGCTTCATCTTCGATTTTCCCTTTTTCGTGGGGTTTTATCTTGAAGTCAAAGGATTCTTTGAGTTCGTTATCGATATAAACCCCGCCTGAGATTTGATGAACGGAATGTTGCCAGTGGTTTACGCCTGTGGTTTCAACGTCAATAAATACTTGTTTCATATTAACTTTTAAGAAGGTTATTTAAAAATTCCCGGGACAATCTCACAACTTCTTTGAGTTGCGCGTTTCTATTTTCGCAGTACGAATGAGGGTAGATCTTAAGCCGTTTATGTTTTGGGATCTCAAAAAATTTCCCAACAAACCAGTCTAACTTAATCGTGGTGCTTTGCTCGCAAAATTCAGTAAGTCCTTTCCTGGTGAACAAATGCCCGCAAACCAATTCTACTACCAAATCAATAGATTCTTCCCGTACGTCTCCTTCATTTGTCAGGATATCCATTTTCCAATCCAACCGCCTTATTTCATCTTCGATCATTTTGAAGGGAGTATCTACAAGGCCATAGATCAATTCAGACTCTTTCAGTTCCCAAAGGTCCATGTAGCAATCCAATTGCCATTCATAGTCTTTGTTTGGGATCTTGGTATCATTGGCTGGAAAAGAGGTGTATTCCCAACTGGTTTTCACATCCCTTATTTTTCCCTGGCTATTATCGCATTCACCGTTGAAAAATTCGTTTTTCCTTCGGGTCTTGTTTTTTACGAAAATCCCGCCCATCACATCTTCATAAAGCTCAATGGTTTTATCTTCGCAAATAATCCCTTTGTCAAGCTGCTTTGCGTAAATATTCTTACTTCGGCCTGTGGTGGCATTCCAGAAAATTGTTTCCAGTTCCTTTTTTGCCGCGTCGCTCAATTTAACTTTGGCGTTTTTCTTGCCTAAAAGGTCTCCAAGAACGGTAATTTGGTTTTCGGTAAGTTTCCTTCCTTCTCCATTGTTCCGGGCTAAATACGCCTCCAATGTTTCTATTTGTAGCCCGGTCAATACCTTTGGAATGCCGCCCATTAATTTTCCTATCATGTGAGGATGGAAAAGAAAACTATCAAAACTCTCGATAATTCCCTGCAATTCGCCCCTTCTAAGCTCCAGGTACACATCAAACTGATCTTCATATCCGTTATCTTCCAGGATTCCGATAAGGATTTGAAGTTCCTCTTCGCTTTGAGCCTTCAAAATATGGGTTTTGATGCGATCAAACATTTCGGTTTCAGACTTTTCAAAGTCATTAATGGCCCGGCTTTCCTCTTCAGGCACGTCCATTAGTTCGGTTGAAGAAACCTCTGCCGAATGTAAATTCGGCAAGGTTTTCTTTAATTCTTCAGAATTCATCTTAAAGGATTATTGGTTTAATGCTCCATCTGTCAGAACTGAAAGCGTTGGTTTTGTTTTTCTGCTTTCCGATATAAGCAATTCGTACCGGGGTGTTTTTCAATACCACTTCTCCGCTTTCAATTGCCGCTTCAATTGTGGCAACCAGTCGCTTTGATCCGTTATGGATGGTGCTGAAGGCTCCATCTTCCTCCTGGGACAACATAATAATACAAGGGAGGATTATATCTTCCCCTGACTTTTCGTCTGTGTAGGTGGAATTTTGAATTTCCATTACAACCCCTACCTTGTATTCGCCCTCCGCTTCGGGAGTCCAGTAGATTGAAGATAGTTCCCGTTGAGAAACTTTTGCTTTGTGCAAGTTTGGGAGTGAATCCAAAACCGCAACTTCATTCGAATTAATCGCATTTTTTTCCATTGTTTCTAAGTATTTATAGTTAATTATTGAATTACTTGATTGCTGAAAGCTTTGTTAAGAAAGTTTTCGTAAGAAAATCGGCTTCCCCGATATAATCGATTAAAAGAGAATCGATTGAAGCGTCTTTTATAACCACTTCCGGGCTGTAGTCTATTGTTAAGGATTTTATAACCGCCTCCGCTTTTTCTTTGTCCGGTTGCAGGGCTTTTAATCGTTTTGCTAGTTTTGCCTTTTCAACTTTTTCGGCTTCGATTCTTTTTACCTCTGCTTCAATTGCTGCTTTTTCCTGCTTTTCTTTCACAATGACCGCAAGCCTGGCATCTTCGATATCGGCAAGGCGTTTCTTTTCCTCTTCAATTTCCAGGCGCTGCAAGGCCAGTTCTTTTATTTCAGATTCGCGGGCCGCGCGTTCTTTTGCCTCAACTTGTTTTTTAAGCAAATCTTCTTTTTCGGCTTTTTCCCTGGCATCGGCTTGCTCTTTCGCGAATGCAGCGCGTTCTCTTTTTTCAACTTTTTTTCTTGCGGCTTGCTCTTTTTCAAAGGCCGCGCGTTCGGCTGCTAATTTTTCGGCTTCTAACCTGGTATTTTCTTTTTCTGTCAGGTATTGGATTTTTTCTTGAAGTTGGATTCTTAGAAGAGTGCAATTATCCGCATGATCCGATTCAAACTCTTCCATTTCTATTTTAGATTGAATATTCAAAGCTTCAGCAATTGCCACGTCAAGTGATTTAAGATCTCCAAATTCAGCTTTTGATATTTCGTGTTTCCAGTCCACGTAAAAATCATTGATTGACATTTGCAAGGCTTGTTTACGCTCTTTTTCGATCCGTTCTTTTTCCAGGCGCTCCATTTCTTTAGCCGCCTCATAACGCCTTACCTCTTCTTGCTGTTTATCTTCGTGAGGTTGGGTAATCGCGATAAGTTCCTCTGAAATTTTAGCGGCCTCACTCCTTATTTCCTTCAATTTTGAAGCGATAAGTTTATCCTGTTTTTGAATATCGGTACGTGCAGAAACAAGCGCGGTCCGGTTATTTTTCCCTTTCTCATAGGTTTTCGGATCTTCACAGGAAACAAAGGGGTTGGCCTTTACAATAGCCTGTTGTTTCTCTTTCCATCCCTGAAGTTCAGGTAAATTTCTTACCTGGATAAGATCCAATGTGATCACTTCTTTTTCTAAAGTCTCAGAATTTTGCATAAATTTGATTTTTTTGTTGATTATTGATTTTAATTAAAGCCCTGTTTCCGCAGGGTTTTTTTTATTGATTTTTGCGTATTCTTTTAAAAGGATAATTAAGCCCACTGCCATTCCTGTTATGACATACCCGGCTAAACTCTCAAAATCCTTCACCAAAAACACAAGTGAAATCACTGCGGTAATCAGTAGGTAAAAAACGATCAGCATTGTTCTAAGTGGTATCATGCGCTTGCTTTTAACAGGTTTAACTCTTCTTTTATTTCCCGAAAAAAAGCATTCATAAAAATCCTTTCGTCCTGGTTCAATTCTTCCATTCGCTTGTTATTTACAAGCCAACGGCCTTGGCTGAATTCTGTTTTTATCGTCATTGTTATGATTATAAATTCGTACTATTTCATCGCTTAGCATTTCTGAAATTCTGATTTCGTGGTAACTTTCCGTCAAATTCATTATGCGGGAACTATCTTATCAATGAATTGAAGCTTTGGAATTCTCCATGTCCTGCCTATAAATTGGGCCTTAAACTCCTTAGAATGAATTTTGTTTAAAACCGTTTTCGGATGGATTTTAAACCAGTCGGCACATTCGTCAACTGTCATACAAACATTGTTTGCATCGTGAAGCCTAAGGGCTTCCATTGTCGCTTTAATTGATTCTTGTCTTTCCATTACTTACTTTTCTTTTTTGAAATCTTTAATTCCGCTTCGATAATTTCTATCATCTTTAGATCTAAAGGAATTTCAGTCCTTAATTGAGATTTTGAGAAATAATGCTTCATAAGGTATTTAGGGCTCCTGTCTATCTTTGGGGCTAGGGAAATGACAAAATCCGTTTTGCTTTCCAGGGCGTTGCAATCCTTCTCGATCTTAGCCCTTCTTTTTTCTAAATCTTTCATTAGTTTTGAGCTGTGTTAAGGTTGAATTCCAGGAGTTCCAGACCCCATTTCTTTTCCGCACCTATCAGGGCTGTTTTTGCCGTGAAATCTGAATCTTTTCCCATTACCGTATGGTTGTCGTGAAAAACATATTTAGATGAACCGGGTGCTTTTACGTGAAGTTCCACACTGGTATAAGCGGGCGTGCAAACTAATTGCACTTCGTATTTCATAGGCATTTCGCCTTTTCCGTTAATGATCCTCATTAGGACGGAAGGTTGAGTTCTTTTCTTAAATTTTCGTAAGCGGCCAATTTTTGGGAGTGAAGATCTCCGTTTTTAAAATCGGCCAAAGGCTTATCCAAATTCTTCCAAACAGATTTCTTTTCTTTTTCATTAAAAATTAATTTCATAAAAGAATCTTCTCCTTCATACGTCCTTAAACGGTCTGATCCGTTTGAAACCCATAAGGCAAAATCAAAATCTTTATCAATAACAATATGAATTACATACTGTGAAAATTCTTTGATCTCAAACTCCCCATTGATAAGTTTTTGTTTGAAATATTCCTGCACGGCTAAAATGGTTTCTTTTGTCATGATCTTTATTTTTAGTTGGTTATTATTTCAAGGCTTTATTGATTGCTTTTTCGGCTTTTAAAAATTTCTTTTGGACTGACATATGCAGGTCGGCATAGTGTCCTAAGTGCGGTAAAATCTCTTGCAACGCTTCCAATAATTCAGGGGCTGCGGCTATTAATTTAGCATCAGCCTCTAATTCTCCTTCTTTACTTAACTCTGCATCATAAACCTCCGCAATGGTTTTACCTTCATCGCTTTTAATGGCAAAACACAAACTTTTTTGCAATTCACAATTCCATTTTCCTTTTGTTCCTTGAAATTCCATAATTGTAGTTTTAGTTGGTTAATATGTTCCATTATTTTTTTTATACGGCCTGAAGCCTGAATTTGCTCATTTGGCTGTGAATGAATTCCCTGCCCTTCTCTGTCCATACCAATTGCATACTGGTTTTTTGACTCCCTTCGCTATCGGTGTAGGTGTAGGTCTTGGTTTTGGTGTAGCCGTTGTTCTGGTATTTGGAATACAGCATCCAGGTGTCATTTTGCTTATAAATGATCCGGTTTTTTGCCAGTTGACGGTTAAGGGTTACGGCGCTTGTTCCCAGTTCCTTTGCTATCTGGTTGGTAACATAGGTACTCTTGCTGTCAAGCACCTTGTTTACATAAGCTACTTTTGGAGCCTGGATCTTGATTTGCTCTTCTAAGAGTTGGTTGCGTTCTTCAGAATCTACAGCAATCCTTAAGGCTTCCAGTTTGGAAATATTGGCGTAGGGGTTTAAGGCTTCTTTTTCTTTTTGGATGAAATACTTTCTAGCTATTGCACCTTTATCGTTGCGCTGAATCATAGAGATTTCTTTTGCACAATCAATGGTTAAAACGTAATCTCTTTTGCTAACTTGCTGATTTTCAGACTTGCTAATTTCAGCGCCTTTGTAATCGAATTCGAATATGGAATAGTCAGTATTTTCTTCAAATCCGTATTCCAGCATCCTTTTGATCCAATGAGCGAACATTTCTCCTTTTTGGCCTCCTTTAGCATCTTGAATTAAGAATTGGTGTAGCTCTCTTGCGCTAACTGCTTTGCCGTTTGTGGTTTCTGATATTTTGATTAATTCTTTCATAAGTCTGGTTTTTTAGCTTCTAAGGCTTTTTAAAAATCTTTTTTCTTTGGTGAGTTGCTTTTTAAGCAACCGTACCATATCCTTCTGCCTGTCAAGGGGAATAGTGCCGTTACTGATCCAGTGGCCTTTTATGGTGTTGGGGTTTTTTTTGAATTTCACACCTGCCACCCTGGCGAATTCGCCCTTGTTTTTCAATTGAGCGTACAGCTCTTTTATTTCTTCTATCATTGTATTTTTTCTAAGGTGTTCGTTTTTTATGCCTGTGATACTCTGTGGAGTTCTTTAGTCTTAAGCGTTAATGGTTGATTTCGAGTTATACGGGCTCGCAGCAAATACACTAATCGCATTGTGCACCGCCTGTTTTTGTGGGGATTTGTCGTAGTTGATCTTTTTGAAGTGGTTGAGAATGGAAATCCTTAAAGCCATTTCCTTAAACACTGATCTTGTTAAGGAATCTTTAACAAGTATTCCTTTGGTGTCTATGGAAGAAAAAATTCGAAAAAACTTAGCCCGGTAGCCTTCATGTAAATTGTTAAACAACACTACTTTAGCGTAATTTTTAGCGGTTTTTTTATCAGAAAATTTTCCTATCTTTAATAATCGTTCACTGATGTGATCAAATCCTCCCCGCACGTCCTCCTGTGATAAATATTGATATTTAAGTTTGAGTGTTTTCATAATTTTATTATCTTGGCTTATCGGTGTAACAAATATACAACAGGTTTCGAAACTAAAGGTAAGTTTCGCAACAAAGTTTCATTCAAAAACCGTTAAAGTTTTGTTAATACAGTTCAAATGCCTGAAAATCAAAGTAAAGAAAATGTCGAAAGACGAAACAAAGCCTTTTTAAAGGCTGTAGATTCTCTAAAATTGAAAAGTCCCAATAAGCAATTAGTGCAGGATCTGGAGTTCAGTAAGGGGAATATTAGCCGTATTTTGAACGGAAGGCAAGATGTTTCAGACAATTTAGCTGAAAGTTTCGAAACTTTTTATAATCTGGATTTAAAGGATTTTGAAGAAGATGAGGAGCCCCCTATAAATATTCTACACGAACCTAAGGCGACCGAATACCGAAGCAACCAAAATATACCTTTATATGGCATAGAAGCTACCGCAGGAGTTGTTTCTTTGCTCCGAGACCCGAAGTCTCACAAGCCTATAGATACCATTAGAATCCCTAACATGCCAAATTGCGATGGGGCTATAACCGTTACAGGAGACAGTATGTACCCGTTGATAAAATCAGGGGATATTGTGCTTTATAAATCAATTACTGATATTCCTCAAAGCGTGTTTTTTGGAAATATGTACCTGGTGTCAATTGATGTGGAGGGGGATGAAATGGTAATGGTGAAATACGTACAACGGGGAAAAGACGAAAACCATATTATGCTGGTGTCAGAAAACAAACATCACGCAGATAAGGAAATTCACATAAAATATATCAATGCAATGGCATTGGTGAAAGCTAATATTAGATTCAATACATTGACTTAAATACTATATTTATGAAAGGATGTTTAAAAGTATTAGGAGTATTTTTTGTCGGGTTCATATTGTTAATGATATTTCTCCCTGATGATGTAAATGAAAAAGAGCCGGAAGAGGCGGACAAAATGGATGCCTTTTATTATGCTGAACAAGCGGTGGAGGGCCATTTAAAAGCACCTTCTACAGCGGAATTTGCCAGTTATAATCCTGCCAATATAACCCAGGAAGGTAATACGTTTTACGTCCGGTCTTACGTAGATTCCCAGAACGGATTCGGGGCTATGGTACGGAGCGATTTTGAAGTGAGGGTAATTTTTGTGGACGATAAAATACAAACAAGAATTTTAAAATTTGAATAATTATGAAAAAATTACTTTTTTTGCTTTTAGCTGTCTTAATTTTTGGGTGCTCTACTGAAGAAAATGAAGAGGAAAGAAGGCAGGAAACCCCTGAAACATTTAGCGTTAAGTATGAAATTTTAGGCCACGGAGAAATTCCTCAAATATCATACTCTTCCAATGAAGGAGGCGTGGTGGTTGACCACGACGAAGATGAACCTTATTACGACGCTTCAGGTGTACGCATGCCTTTTGTTAAAGAAATCCAATACACCACAAAATTAGATGGAGAGGTTCAGCCTAATGGGACAACTATTTACGGTTGTGATAATATTTCTATTTCTGCTTATGCCAATAGAAACCACGGTTACATAGAAGCTATGAACATATACATTAACGGTGTTTTAAAAGACTCGAGAACCAGTGGTAATTATTACATGCCTGGTGAAACTTGGCCGCTTTGGGGAAGTGCCTCCTTTACCTATCTAAGAAGAGGGGCTGATCCGAACGATTATGGGTGTGATTAATCATTACCCCTAAATTGAACTCACTGCATCAATTATAAAGCACCTTATTTAGAACGTTTATAAATTACAGCCCCTTCCGAAAATAATTGCAGTTATGTTTTTATTTTAGGTAATTTTGCCACATAATATAACATTATGAAAGATACCAATAAGTTACTTCAGGAATTAATCGCCAAGATTGACGGGATGGAAAATAAGGTTGATAATTTAGAAAAATCTTTGGATAGTGGTTTTAAAGGGATTTACAAAAGACTGGACGGGATAGACCACGAACTTAAAAAGCTAAATACCGTCACTAAGTATAAAGATAAGTGGGATAATATCCCAGCTTAATTCATTCCCACGCCTTATTAATCTGATCTATCACAGATTTTTGGGAAGTTTTTTTATATTTCTGCAAAGTCTGTACATTCCGGATTCCGGTAACTTTCATAATTATATGGTCCGGCAGTCCCTTTTCTGAAGAAAGGGTTATAAAAGTCCTTCGGGCTGTATGGCTTGAAACCATTTTCCATTTAGGAATATAATTCACTTTTTTTTCATTGCCCCGGTAAACCGTTTCTTTTATTTCCTGGTCCATTCCCGCGGCTTTGCAAATTGCCTGGATATGCGGGTTGAATTTTTGGCTACTGATCTCTGGCAATTCCCAGTCGTATTTATCCAGTAAATTCCTTAATTTCCCATGCAAAGGGATAAATGATTCCTGCTCCGTTTTTTCGGCCCGCTTGATAATAAGATCTCCCTGCACGTCCGATTTTTCGAATACGGAATAATCTGAAAACCGCTGGCCGGAATAAACCCCGATTAAAAAAACATCCCGAACCTTCTCTTTTTGCCCGGTAAGATTCATTATTTCCAAGGCGACAACTTCCTCTGTGGTCAGGTGAACATCGTCGGCCTGGTATTTCTTTACCTTGTTCTTAGGCAAATCGTTGTTGTGGTACTTCCCTTTAGCCCAAATTAAGAAGGTAAACAGGAAATTGATGTTACGGTGCAGCGTGTTATCGTTATGCGGCTTAAAAGGCTTTATTTTAATGGTTCTTAAAAATCCTGAATAAGAATCTAACCAATCTTCGTCGATATCGTTGAATTGAATTTCCTTTTTATTTCTTTGAAACGCTTCCAATTTTGCCTTTAAATTGCTGTATTTCTGGTTCCAGGTATGCGATTGAGCGCCGGATCTGTTCTTACTGTCAATAAATTCCTGAAGGGTTTCGATAAAATTAAGCTCCTGTTTTTTCTCGTGTTTAAACTGATCTTCAAAAACTTGCTTTAGTCCGGATCTGGTAAGCGGTTTATTTTCTTCCAGGGACCTTCTCAATTCCGATTCCAAAAGTTCAGAATACTGCGTTAGAATAGAAGACAAATGTTTGTGCTGAATTCCTTTATTTCCTCTCAGGATTTTTGGCGCCCGGTTTCCAAAATCCCAGAATTCAGATTCAATTTTCTGCCCGGTAGAATATTTGAAATTCTTTTTTTCAAATTTCAGGTAGTGAATTATATTAATTCTGCTTATTTTTGCGGTCGGGTTTTCAAGGTAGAAATACATGGCGTTTACTTTCCGCTAATATAATTCACGGAATGAAATACGGAAAGTAAAACCTTATTTAATTTCCTATTGAAAGTAAGTTTGTGGATAAGAAATAAATATTATACCTTTGAAGTATCAATAAAATAAGGGTTTTTAGCTCTAAAGTTCTTTTAAATAAATATCATAAGGATAAGTTAAATTTTGTAGCGGGGGTCTCATACTCTCCGCAATAAACCCAGTAAACACAAGGGTTTCAAAATTTTACGGAAAGTATTACGGAAAGTAAAAGCCGCTTCATTAATTTGGGGCGGCTTTTTGCATTTAAAATAAATATGTTAAACTTTCTTTAATAAGTTGCATATATGCAACAATAGGACTATATTTACATATAGAAATTAAAGAAACAGAAACTATGAAAACTCTAAAAATTGAAAACGTAAAGATCAACAACAAAGGAAAAAACTTTCATTCCTCTTGTTACGAAGGCTTAAATTCTGAAATAGAAAGACTTAATAATTATATTGAGAAAAAAGGAGCTATTTCACCAAGGCAACAACCCGTATTGGACATCTTAAATTACGCAATGGAAAACGAAGTCACCATACAGCAATTAGATGCCGCCTTGTTATTCTGTCAGGATGATTTCAAAAAAGCAATGGGATTCTTTTCAAGATAATAATTAAAATCATAAAAACTAAAAACGATGAAAAATAAAGAAATTAACACAGAAGAATTTGTTAAAACACTTAACAAACAACAACCTTATTTTGCTCAGTCAATAAATGGCACTGGGGAAACAAGATCATCAAAGAGTGGAAAGGTAAATTTCAATGTTGTACTAAGCGGAAACAACCTAAACATTAATCGTGAAGGAGTGTATAATTCAAATAGATTTGAAATTTATAATTCAAAAATCAATTCTATTGAAGAATTAGAATCTATTGTAACAGAAAAATGCGGTCTAAAAAACCTTTAAAAAAATTACATTTTCCGCTAAAACTAGGATTGAAATGTCGAACTACAGCACATCAGCCAATATGGCCTCAGACCTAATCTTTCAATTCATCAAAGCCCGGATGAAGGAAAAGAAGATCACCCAGGAGGAACTATCGGACCGCATTGGTATCGATAAATCTACCTTGATCCGAAATTTCCAAAAGAAAACCGAAATGTCATTATCTACTTATCTAAAAATATGCGGGGCTTTGGAGTTGCGGCCTTACCTGGTACCGGCAGAAATTGATACTTCAAAATTCGAGTTCTTGCATTTCAATTAAATAGACCCCACAACAAATCCGCTCCCAAATGCGGCTATTGTAGCCAAAACCCAAACAAACCAATTAGATCTTGGTTTCCGGGCTTTTTCGGCTTCATATTGGGTCTGTAGAATAGCGTAGTTTTTATTAGTAAGAGCAACTATCATTTCTTTATCGCTAACCTCATTTTTTAAATTAGAAACAAGTTCTATTTGACTCAATATAATAACCTCTGAGGAGCGTAAATCAACCTTAAGGCTTTCTACACGTTGAGCGTTTCTAATTGCTTCTTTTGCTTGATCAGGGCTTATTTGGATCTGGGTAAAACCTATTGAAGAGTTTAGAAATACTATCAATATCGTTAATATGGTCAATAGTCGTATCATATTTTGGTTCTTTAGGTTTGCTGGTCCAAATTTTTAAAAGGCTGTCAATGGATTTACCTTGCTTTTCAATTAATTCCTTTTTACTGTTTTTGATTAATTGGTCAATCTGTATTATATTCTCATTCTTTTGCGCTTCCAAATTTTCATCCAGTAAATCATAACTCTTTTTTAAGGCTTTCAATTCTGCATTGGCCTGAATTTTATCTACCAAGGTAAATATGGTCAATGCTATCAATCCTACCAGGAGAATAATGTTCCAGATTTCGGGTTTCAGTTTCATAATTAAATACTCAAATTATATTCCCGATCATAATTTTTCCCGATAAAAATTTCGAATTCATCATTCCTTCGATATTGAAGCCCTTTCAGATACACCCCGTTTGCTGTGATATATTTTGTGGTGAACCAATGTTTGATCTTGGAAATGTGAGCCTTGGCATTAACCAGGCTATAGAGTGTACTGGAGAAACCGCAATTAAAAGCGTGGGAAACAAGCGCGTCAAATTGATGTTGGCTTACTTCAACTCTCAATCTGTTATTTACTCCCCTAACTGTAGCTTGCAGATCTATTTCTAACTGCCTATCAGCATCGGCAACCGTACTAATTGCGGAATAAGTCAATACACTTGCAATGGTCGGATATTGCTTCATGTGCAATTTCTTGCCATTTCTAAGCATCAAATGTCCCCATCCTTCAGTCCAGTAGCCTACCGGATCTGGTTTTGGTTGCAGTCCAATTTTTCTTAAATCCCCATCATGCAGGGATTCAAAAATTTTAATGAAGATGTAGATTTTTGCTGAAGGATGCATAATTTTAAGATTCATTAGGGTTGGAAATATCGGTTTCATTTTCGTCGTTTTCGTCATATATCGGATTCCCGTCTGCAGGGGTTTTGGCTCCAAAGAATTTAAAGATCCTGGGTTCAAAAATTCCTTCCACAATTTTAAATATGGATGCTTTCCTTCCGTATAAATATTCTGAATTTTCGCCAATAGATTTAAATTCATAGTACCAGAATAATGCAATCGGGACCCGGATAAGTATTTCGGTAGTGAGATACAATGCTTTGATTTCAATGCCTGCACCTTCAACGCTGTCAGACATCAAAGCTTTTGCAACCAACAAATAAGTGAGGAAGGCAAAGCACTTGAAGAACACAAAATAAGTTCGCTTAAAATCGAATTTATGAGCCTCCCATTTTCGGATATTGATGCGATATTGGACCGTATTTACTTTATGTTTTTGAGCTTGGGCAAAGAAAACCCTTGATTTCTGTAAGTTTTTTGAGATCCCAAATGCGGTGTTGATAAATACGGTTCCCATCACCAAGATCAAAACTAGCGGAGTAGTTCCAAGCATTGTTTCCGTACTAAGAAATTCAGTGACTACAACCCCTCCTGTAATAGCTACGGACATCCAACTAACCGATCCAAAATTAGACATTGAAAGCTGGTATATCCCGGTTATCCAGGAACTAAATGCGCAAAAAACAAAACTTGACTTAATCATTTAAGGGGGGCTTTAATTTATAATTTTATCCTGAACCTGTATTCACTTCCTCCGGCTCCCAATTGAATGTGAAACCATTTGCAAGCATACGACCATTGGCAATAAGTTTTCCCGTCAATCCTGTACGCGATATAATTCTTTCCGTATATTTTCTTTTCTTTATCAGCACGTGTCCATTTAGTGATACGATTTCTTGAAAGAATACAGTTAATTGTATTTTCAATAACCAAAAATTCATCTATTTTTCCTGCGTTCCAATGTGGTTTGAATTGTGAAATGTAGTTCCAACTATGGTTGCGCCCAAACCACGATATTGCTGACCAAATCCCTTTCTTTAACCCTTTTTCTTTCAGCCACCAGTCAGCACCAAAATCCCCATCCAACGTATCATTGAGCCACCAAAATTTGTACTTAACCCCTAAATAGTTTTTTAAGATGAAAGAAATCACAAGCCCTCCTGACAATATCCCAATAAGAGATACCAAAATCCACCTAATCATTAAGATCCAGTAGAAACACCAGAAACGCCTTATTTCTTTCTTAGAGATCAATACAGCCAAATATATAAAGCAGCCCCTAAAAGCGTAATTAAAAAAGGAGCTTCGCCTTTTATAATATCAACATTGTCACCTTCAAAATGCTTTTCAAATATTGTTAGAAGTCGTTTGTGTTCCGAAATAAGGTATTTGCCCGCAGGAAAGGTATCGTCCTTTGTCCCTATTTTTAAAGGTTTGTTAAGGTATTGCCATTGTTGTTGCCAGTCTGTAAGTTCATCGTATTTCAAGGGATAAAACCGATAGTAAAAGAACCCCAAAAATATAGCGATAGCAAAAGGAATCCAGCACAACAGGGTTACGAATGTTCCCGCATCGAACAGGGTCTGCAATAGTACCCCTATAAAAAAAGCAATTACAATTGGCGTTGCTGCCCGAACTACTTTGATTTGTTCTCCGAAATATCTAAACTCCCTCATTAAAAAGAAGTTGGCAATGATTAAATTTCTCATAATTATTGTTTTAAATTTATATCCGTTTGTCTATCGGGTTTTTCTCTGCCAGCGCATCAAAGAAAATCTTGTTTTGGTTGTTGGAAATTGTCCTAAGGTACTTGGCGTATATCTCGTGTTGCGCGTCAATTTCCCAATGTGATCCCATAATGTTATGACCTTTCACATCTTCTTTCAGCCCCATTATTTTGCCCAATTGCCGGAACAAAATCACCCTTGACAAGTATTTGTACTGGATAAGTTCCTCATTCAGGAAAATTACCGTGCCGTCATCGCTGACCGATCCAAAGAAATTTAGATCTGCTTTTACGTACCTAACTTCTTTGAGTTCAGATATCCTTCCTTGATAGTCCACCTTCGCCCACCGTGCGCTCTGGTAGAAGTCCTGCAAAAGTTCGGGCAAATTCTCGTCATTGGTCATGACGGGGATTTTAGCCTGTGTTTGTGCGCTTAAATTCAGCGTGAGAAATAATAATAAGGGGAGTAGTTTTTTCATTATTCGAATATTAAAAATGAGGTGATAATAATTCCTATTAATATGGCAAATACCCAAAGGAATATTTCCCAAGTCGGGTGTTCTTTGTCAAGCCAGTTTTTCATTTTGAATTGTATTTATGTTAATCTTCTATGAACCGCCCCTGTTGAACTATTTACATATCCATAGCCAACTGCCACGCCTCCTGTTGCTGCTGCTGCATCATCAGTATAACTTCCCAAATTGGAGAAATCAGGGTTTGTGGGCAATGCAGAAGCACTCCATACTAACGCTGACAAATTCTCGACATCCCTTGACCATAATTCAAGAACTCCACCATCATTTGTCCTGAGTTCATAAGTAACACCTCCGGGAGCGAAAAAAACAACGCCTCTGCCTACTTTTTTAATCTTAATGAAATCTTGAAATTCCCAGTCTTTTTTACCTCTATCTATACGTGCTGATATAATATCTGTCCCAAAGTCGTTACTACCAAACTCCATAAAATTTGTTGCAGCATTGTGCCTGATAAATGTATAGGAAGTGCCGTTCAAAATCCCTTCATAGAAATAAACGGTACTGGTTTCTGCACCCTCACTTAATAGTTTTATATCCTTACCGTTTAATGTATTATCTTTCTCTTCCTGAGTAACGGTAAAGGTATCTTCATTAGCTAAGACGGCTGCTTTGGTTTCTTCGGGGTTTAAGAACTCCCATAAATTTCCCAAGACAAGTGGAGTTCCTGAATCCCCAAAAGCTCCTTTTCCGATTCCTACTATTAGTCCTTCCATAATTATTAATCTAATTGAGTTAAATCAAAGGTCAACATCATAATTGCATTAAATCGAGTGTCGTTTAACCCTCCTTTTGTATATAAATAGACGGTATTTCCTTCTTCATATCCATGAAAAGATCTTAAATCAATATCACTTGTAATTCTCTCAATATAAGTAACAGTTCTTTTATCATCATCTACTGTTACTAACGATAAATAAGTAACCGATGGGGTAAAGTTCTCGTCTTGAATTCTGATTATTGCATAATCAATTCCATTTCTTGAAAATGGAAATCTTTGGTCTTGGTCTTCATTTAGCCCAGCGGGTAAATTTAACGTGTTGCTTACCGTTTCTTGTCTTATCCAATTAAGACCATCATTAGACCAAGAATAACCACGAACACCTCCATATTGTACATAGTGCTGCATTACATATTTATATCCATCTAAAAGTTTAGGGTAAACTCTTGCATACCCTAAATGTGTATCAGTTCCCAATACAGGAAGAGATGCACCTTGATCTGTCCAAGTCATTTGATGAAATCCAAGTGTTCCGTCTCCAAAAGATGTTGCTAACTGAGTATATTGAGGAGAACCTAATCTTGAATAATATATAAATATAGTCTCTGTAGCTAATCCACTATCTACTGTTGGTATTCTTATAAGCCAAGGAGTTTCTTGTTGTGCCCCTCCCGCAATAATAAGTCCTCTTTCTATAAATCCAGTAAAATCTGGTGCATCCATTTCGCCCCAACTAACGCCACCCCCTGCGCTTTGTGCGTGATCTGTAGAATACAATACAAAATAAGCCTTAGTTGTTGCTATCTCAGGCCAGTCAGATGATTTTTTAACGTTTGGATAATAAACTGAATCATTACTTGCATCTTCTGAATAAAAAACAGGTGAAGGAATATCATCTCTTTTTAGCCCAAGGTTATTTATTAAATTTTCCATAGCATTTGAAAAAGAAATAGCCTCCGCGTCTGTAAATCCCGAGGCCGCAAAATCCATCATAACAATATCTTGGCTATTTCTCTCGTCGACATAAGTCGCCCCGTTAGCGTACCTCCTTAAAGTGATATTTTTACTATTTGGCAACCCCCCGCTGGTGTAAGCCGTTTCCCCTAATTTGCTACCTTTAAAATAAGTCCTTACCATTTTATCCGATTGAACGGTG